CCCTGGATCTGTGTCGCATACTCTGCTCCTGTTGCGGCTGCGTCCGCAGTATTCTTGGTCTACCCCTTTGGTCAAGGTTCGTTCTCCGATGCTATGCCTTTGGGTATTTCGGGAACCTTCAACTACATGCTGGTCTTCCAAGCCGAACATAACATTCTCATGCACCCCTTCCACATGCTGGGCGTTGCTGGAGTCTTCGGTGGTTCACTGTTCAGTGCTATGCACGGTTCGCTTGTTACGTCCTCGCTGGTTCGTGAGACGACTGAAACTGAATCTCAAAACTATGGTTACAAGTTCGGACAAGAGGAAGAGACATACAACATCGTAGCCGCTCATGGTTACTTCGGTCGTTTGATCTTCCAATACGCATCATTCAACAACTCCCGTTCACTCCACTTCTTCTTGGCAGCATGGCCAGTAGTGGGTATCTGGTTCACCGCACTTGGTGTTAGCACCATGGCGTTCAACCTGAACGGATTCAACTTCAACCAGTCCATCCTTGATGGTCAGGGTCGTGTGTTGAACACCTGGGCAGACGTTCTCAACCGCGCTGGTCTGGGTATGGAAGTCATGCACGAGCGTAACGCTCACAACTTCCCCCTTGACCTTGCTGCTGCAGAGTCTACCCCCGTTGCACTCACCGCACCTACTGTCGGTTGATCGAAAACGTGGTATAATATGAGGACCCTTCGGGGTCCTTTTTTATTTTCTGGAAACATGACAACTTTTAACGTAACACTCAAGACATCCGAAGGTGATCATGATATCACCTGTGAGGATGATCAATATATTCTAGACGCTGCTGATGAAGCAGGTGTTGATCTGCCTTATTCCTGTCGTGCTGGTGCGTGTTCTACTTGTGCTGGTAAGATTGAATCGGGTACTGTAGATCAAGAAGATCAATCCTTTCTGGATGACGATCAACTAGAAGCAGGTTTTGTTCTGACCTGCGTGGCATACCCAACTTCGGATGTGGTAGTCCTGACAGAACAAGAAGAATCACTCTACTAATGGTTAAATAACTATGGTTGCTTCAACGCTAAAACAATCAAGGAGGGACTGGTTTGACATCCTGGATGACTGGATTAAACGAGATCGCTTTGTCTTTGTGGGTTGGTCTGGACTACTTCTTTTTCCCACTGCTTATCTCGCAATTGGGGGCTGGCTTACTGGCACGACGTTTGCTACTTCCTGGTATACCCACGGGCTTGCGTCTAGTTACCTTGAAGGTGCTAATTTCCTTACAGCTGCTGTGTCAACGCCTGCTGACTCTATGGGTCATTCTCTTCTTCTACTTTGGGGTCCTGAAGCTCAAGGAGATTTCGTCAGGTGGGTCCAACTTGGGGGACTCTGGGCTTTTGTGGCTCTCCACGGTGCATTTGCCCTCATTGGTTTCATGCTTCGTCAATTCGAGTTGGCTAGGTTAATTGGAATTCGTCCGTACAATGCTATTGCGTTCTCTGGGCCTATCGCTGTTTTTGTCAGTGTGTTTCTCATCTATCCTCTCGGACAGTCCAGTTGGTTCTTTGCGCCCTCGTTTGGTGTTGCAGCGATATTTAGATTCCTACTCTTCCTACAGGGCTTCCATAACTGGACGCTCAACCCATTCCATATGATGGGTGTTGCAGGTATCCTGGGAGGAGCACTGCTGTCAGCAATCCACGGTGTCACTGTGGAGAACACTCTGTATGAAGATGGTGATCAAGCAAACACTTTCAAAGCATTCGATTCCACACAAGAGGAAGAGACTTATTCAATGGTTACAGCAAACCGTTTCTGGTCTCAAATCTTTGGCATTGCATTTAGTAATAAGAGGTGGTTGCATTTCTTTATGCTCTTTGTTCCTGTTATGGGTCTGTGGACAAGTTCCATCGGTATTATTGGTCTTGCTCTCAACCTTCGTGCTTATGACTTTGTATCCCAAGAGATCAGAGCAGCAGAAGATCCAGAGTTCGAGACGTTCTACACAAAGAACATCCTATTGAATGAAGGTCTACGTGCATGGTTGGCACCAGTCGATCAACCGCATGAAAACTTTGTATTTCCTGAAGAGGTATTGCCAAGAGGCAACGCTCTGTGATATACTAGGGGTCTTCGGACCCCTTTTTTAATGTCTTACGATCTGATCAAACCAAACGATCCTAGGTACTTCAAGCAGACCTGTGACAAACCATACGACAGGCATCACTACAGGATTGTGTTCACCAATGGTCAGTCAGAACTGTATGAGGACTGGCAGGTAGCACACGCACGGTGGTTCCAGTGTCCTAGTCAGTTCCTATCGCATATGGATGTGGTTGATCCCAAGAAAAAGAAAAGCAAAGGAGGTTTTGCGTGATTGATTATGGAAAGATGGAGTTGTTTCCAACTCCTGTATACACCGCGATGATTCCTGACTTTGATGAGTATAGGAATGACATCATTGACTACACCAAGCAGTACAAGAGTAAGTATGAAACTGTACAGGTGAGTAACGTGGGTGGGTATCAGTCGTCATCTGATATTCACCAAGACCCCGACTTTCGTTCTATTTGTGATAGGATTTGGGAGACTGTACTCTTACCAGGATGTGACTTAATGTCAGATGCATTTGCAGAACGTGGATTCCAAGGCACCAAGTTTGGTCTTCACAATCTCTGGTTCAACTCCAACCCAAACGGTGCTTGGAACATGCCACACACCCATCCACACGCCTTCTTTTCTGGTGTCCTTTGGGTCAAGGCATCAGAAGGATCAGGTGAACTGGTGTTGCATTCTCCCCAGGGACATGCACTTTATGGACTGCACCACAATGTCTGGGGCATCCCACCTGAAGAGGGTAGAGTGGTGTTGTTCCCATCTAACCTGCAACACAATGTGAACAGCAACACAACAGAGGATGAAAGAATCTCTCTGTCATTCAACCTTTCAATTGACATCCCATGAAGATTCAAATTTTCACTATCCCTGGTTGTAGTTACTGTGACAAGGTGAAAGTCCTAATGAAACGTGCCAACCTAGAGTACAATTCCTACGTGGTTGGACAGGACATCAGCAGGGAGACAATGGTCACGAAATACCCCTTGGCAAAAGGGTATCCGTATGTTATTATAGATGGTGAAGCAATCGGAGGACTCCACCAGACAGCAAAGTTTTTGATCGACAAAGGACTCGTAAGCTCAAAGAGAAAATGACTGAACCCGAGATAAATAAAGGTGTGGAGTTAATGCTTCGGAGGAGGACGAAGGAACCCCCAGGTAAGGGGATCAGGATCAAACACACTTTATCGCTCCTCGGCAAAGTATTTCAATTAAGATTTGAATTTACCTGGAAGGAGGAGACATCTACCTAATAGGAGAAAGACCATGACTACTGCAGTTATCCTCACATTTTCATCAATCTTGATGGTGTTATTCATGATTGTTGGTACACTGATTGGATGGACAGCAAACGATTTTCTCTATGCATACATGAACACAAGAAGTAATTTACCACAGCACCCAGAAATGTATGACGAAGATGGTATGGTTGTTAACGAAGAACTTTTATCTGTACGTTTCGTAGACGAGGAGGACCCTGAAGAGGATGGTTATTATTGATATGAATCAGGTTATGATTAGTAACCTGATGGCACAGATCAAACAAAGTGAACTGAACGAAAAACTGGTGAGGCATATGGTCCTTACCAGTCTTCGTTCTTATGAGAGACAATACACCGAAGAATATGGTGAAGTTGTTCTCGCATACGATAGCAGACACTACTGGCGTAAGGACATCTTTCCTTTCTACAAAGCAAGTAGAAAGAAAGCAAGAGCAGAATCATCTCACAACTGGACAGCAATCTTTGAAGTCCTAAACAAGATCAGAGATGAGATCAGAGAATACTTTCCTTACAAAGTAGTAGAAGTCCATGGTGCTGAAGCAGATGATGTAATCTCTACACTCTGTAAGAACAAAGAACCACTGGACAAGATTCTTATTCTATCTGGGGATAAGGATTTCATTCAATTGCAGAAATACCCAGGCATTACACAGTACAATCCAATCACGAAAAGACCTGTAGCACACGATGATCCTTGGCAATATATCAAGGAGCATGTGATGCGTGGTGACAAGTCAGATGGTATCCCTAACTTCCTGTCAGATGATGACACATTTGTTGCAGGAGTCAGGCAGAAACCTATCAGTCAAAAGAAGGTAGCGAAGTGGGTCACACAAGAACCATCACAGTTCTGTGACAACACACAGCAACTTGCGAACTATCATCGCAACCGTAACCTGATTGATTTTGATTGTGTTCCTGAAGAGATCGAGCAGAAAATTCTCGATGAATATAACTCGATAAATATCAGTGGAAAGAAAGTTCCTTTGGAATACTTCAAGGAACATCAACTGAATGATCTGTTGCAGGAATTCTTTTTTCGTAGTTCATCACCATTTACAAAATGAATTTGCTTATTAATGAAGTGCTCCAGAAAGTGAGCAATGCGAAGACCAAGGCAGAGAAGAAGAAGTTGCTATTGCAATACAATACTAATGCCCTTCGTGCTCTCTTGATTGCAAACTTTGACGAGAGCATCGTCAGCATGCTGCCACCAGGAGAGGTCCCCTACACCGTCAACGATGCCCCTGAAGGGACGGAACACTCGGTCCTGGAGAAAGAGTACCGAAAGCTGTATCTCTTCTTCAAGGGCGGTAGCAGCACCCTTAAACAGTCCCGACGTGAGGAACTGTTCATCCAGATGCTAGAGGGTCTGACTGCTGGTGAAGCAGAGGTTCTGACTCTGGTCAAGGATAAGAAACTGGGTAAGCGTTGGAAGATCACCAAAGCAGTGGTGTCCGAGGCATTCCCTCACATTCAATGGGGGAATCGCGGCTGATGGGAAAAGGAATCAAGATGCTGCATCAGGAATGTGATCCTACCCTTTGCCAGGATCGCAGTCTTCCATACTCTGCTTACATGGTAGAGTATTCTCAAGATGGTATCACCAAGTTTGATATCGTAACTGCTCCTGGACGTGTGGATATCTTTGATCACTACTGGGACATGTATGGTAAAGACTTTGTTACCATGACACAGACAGAGGGGAGAGCCAACCCCAAACTTTGGGTGGACCCTAACGAACCACCAAAGAATAAAAAATAGTTAAATGTAACAGTCGATACATTTGACAAATGCTATATAGTAGTGCTATACTATAGCAATCGTTCATCTTATGATCAGTATCCTACTGGCATTGACCCTTGCCCATCATCAAGACGGTTCCCCCTACGGGTGGCACATGTCATGTGAAAGGTTCCTCCAACGTCGTGTGGAAATTCAGATGGATCCCAACCTAGACCAACGGTCGAAGTGGGCTTTAATTGGATATCTCAAGACAAAAGTGGAAGGTCAGTGCGAAGGATCTTATACATAAGACGCAAGTAAGTCGCGGAACGGAGCGTTCATCCCATGATACCAGAATTACTTCTGTATACAACTCTATCATGCCAGCAAACCGATGCTATCATGTTGAGGATTCGGGCAAACAAATACATCGACGATGTATTGAAGATCGAGTTGGTTGATACCGTAAAGGAATCAAACCCAGAATGTGATTGGTATTGGTCTGATCACGAATAGGTGGTTGGATTGGGACGCAAACGACTGAAGGAACGGGGATTAAACCACCCTAACTTCAGAGGACATACTCATGAACACCTTAACTCTCATCAAGAAGCAGATCCAGAAGGCAGCGGCACTTCACGACGCACAAATCACTCACACCTCTTACCGTGGTGTTGGGTACGATCAGCGTTGTGTAGAAAGCAAGGAAGCTCATGGCACATTCTGCTATCGCGGTCGCACCTACGTTAAGTGATCGACATGCAAGCACTACAATTAGTTGGAGTAACATCCCTAGGTTGTGCAGCATTCATCGCATTACTTTACGGTGAGATCCTCCTCCTACAAAAGATGTAGGGGGAAAGATGCTGAAGATCAGATTTGAATATGATCTTCCAGTCTATGATTCTGCTAAACACGATCCAGATAAAGTCTTTAGACTCTTGACTTATCGTGGTATAACATATGCCAAAATGGTTTATCTAAAATCACGAGGCACGTCCAGCTGGAAAGTGAATCAATAAAACTTAATACGTTTTCGTTAAGAGAGGTATCGTTACCTCTCTTTTTTTGTGGTAACACATCAAACAACTGTAATATCTACTACAATAGTCCTATATAATATAGCATTATCGGAGGTAGTCATGAACCAAACCCCCTCTCTATATTATTTGATCAGTCGAATTGGAGGTGGATATGCACACACTACTGTCACGAAATCAACTTGACGAATGGAGACATCTAGAAGACACACTTGACAATCTACAAACAGAAAATCAAAAACTAGATGACTACTATGAATGTCTAATTGAATGTGACGCGCTAAACCAGACACAATGTAAGAGAATCTGCAGAAGAATCTTAATGTAATACTTTCGGAGGGGTTGCAACCCCTCTTTTTTTATGCTACTATATAATTAAAGGGAGTACACATGGACAGAGAGAGATTAAAATTAATCCACAAGAATCTTAAGTCTTTGCTCAATGCTTTAGAAGCAGAGATCTATTCCGACCCCAATGCATACATCAAATCGGATCGCCATGATGTGTCAGCTGCTTATGCTAGATACGATGGAGACGATGATGGCTATGCAGACTAACCAATCTATGATATAATATGAAGAAGCTATCAAAGGTCAGGCGACTGAAGAAAGCAATGAAAAACATCAACACCATGACTTCTGAAGAAATTCAGACAGGGGTGAGTGATCTTTATGATGCAATGCTTGAACGAGCACTAATCAAAAACGAACAGAAACGAAAAGGATTTGGGTATGACATCAGTGAATCTCGTAAGCGTGACTCCCGAGGCGGAGCAGACGATGGGGTACGTAGCGAGGGTGAGCAATCCAGCGAACCAGGAGAACCCGAAGGTAGCGGGACTCCTTAAGTATTGCGTACAACATCAGCACTGGTCTGTCTTTGAACAGGCATACATGACGCTTGAGATAAATACAACACGCGGTGTAGCAGCTCAAGTGCTGCGTCACCGTTCGTTCACATTTCAAGAGTTTTCCCAACGCTATGCAGACTCATCTCTGCTAGGCGAGATCCCACTACCTGACTTGCGACGACAGGACACAAAGAATCGACAGAACTCTATTGATGATATCGATCCCTTTGTCCGTCAAGAGTTCCAGATCAAAATGCAACAGCACTTTGATGCAGGAATGAAACTCTACAAGCAAATGCTTGACGCATCAATTGCAAAGGAGTGTGCTCGTTTTGTACTACCCCTCGCCGTGCCAACAAAAATCTACATGACAGGCTCATGCAGATCATGGATCCATTATATCGATCTTCGCTCGGCACATGGTACACAGAAAGAACACATGGACATTGCAGAAGGTGCTCGCAAAATCTTTATTGAACAATTCCCTACAGTATCCGAGGCTTTAGAATGGCAATGACTGAACCAATCACAGTTGATGATTACAAAAATGTAAGTGATGAGTTCTTCGCGAAGTATAACTACGTTGTAGAACGACTTGGACCAGGACCCACAAAAGCAGAAGACGTGCTGAAAGTAATGGAGGCACTGACTGGTTGTGTGATGAAGGAACGAGTTAAAGAAAAGGTTGGACCATTTGGATTCAACAAGAAACCACAAGAGGAGGAAGAAGATGCCGACGTATCCAGTTAAGAACACCCAGACTGGGGAGACTAAAGAACTCCACATGTCTGTAAGAGAATACGATCAATGGAGACTGACCAATCCTGACTGGGATAAAGACTGGCAAGCAGGTGTTGCTGGTGTTGGTGAAGTCGGTGAGTGGAAACACAAGATGAGTAAAACTCATCCAGGATGGAACGATATCATGACTCGTGCATCCAAAATCAGAAATTCAACTATTGAGTGGTGACCCATGCCTAGAGCAAGAAAGCGTAATCAACCTGACATTAATGGTATGTCTACAAAGCAAATGAAAAGGAAGAAACCTGTCAATTCTTCCTATCTCCTACCAATTGAACCACTCACAGACAATCAAAGATTGATGTTTGATGAGTATGGTAAGGGGCAAAATATCTATGCTTATGGGTGTGCTGGTACAGGTAAAACATTTGTTGCGTTGTACCTTGCTCTCCGTGATGTATTAGATGAGGACACCCCATATGATAAAGTTTATATCGTTAGATCCTTGGTCGCTACGAGGGAGATCGGTTTCCTACCAGGAACCCATGAAGATAAAGCATCTTTGTATCAGATTCCTTACAAGAACATGGTAAAATACATGTTCGAGATGCCTGATGACAACAGCTTTGAAATGCTGTATGAAAATCTGAAGGCACAAGAAACTGTATCATTCTGGTCCACCTCATTCCTCCGTGGTACTACACTGGATAACTCCATTGTTATCATCGATGAATGTCAGAACTTAAACTTCCACGAACTTGATTCAATCATGACTCGCTGTGGTCAAGACACAAAGATCATGTTCTGTGGTGATGCTCGTCAGTCTGACTTGCAAAAAGCAAATGAGAAGTCAGGTATCATTGACTTCCAACGTATTCTTCAGGACATGGATGAGTTTTCTCTAGTCGAGTATGACATTGAAGACATCGTTCGTTCTGGTCTAGTCAAATCCTATCTCATTAGTAAAATTAACTTGGGTCTTTAATGAATATCTTTAATCATGTTGGTGATCTAACACCAGTTGAGATGGTAACTGAAACCATCGATGGTAAGCGATACTATGTCACCCCTACTGGTGGTAAGTATCCATCGATCACCACTGTGATTGGTAATAATTCAAAGAAACAAGCAGGTCTAGCTAAATGGAGGAGACGGGTAGGTGACAAGGCAGCGACAGCCAAATCTACTCGTGCTTCTGGTAGAGGTACACGCTACCATAAACTGGTTGAAGACTACATCAACAATGAACTTGATACCACAAAGTACAAGGACATGCCTCTTCCCTGGTGCATGTTTCATTCATCTCGTGAAGTTCTTGATCGTATAAATAGGGTATATCTACAAGAGGCGGCACTATACTCTGATTATTTACAAATTGCAGGAAGAGTTGACTGCATTGCAGAGTATGAGGGGGAACTTGCCATCATTGATTTCAAGACAGCGGAAGCACCGAAGAAGGAGCAATACCTTTACGACTATTTTGTACAAGAATGTGGCTACGCATGTATGCTGCAAGAAGTATATGGTTTGTCAGTAAAGAAGTTGGTTACTATTGTTGCTTGTGAAAATGGTGACACTCAAGTGAAAGTTATGCCGCCCAAGAAAGAATATCTTTTCAAATTACAAGAGTACATCCAAGAATACCAGGGAAAATATGCTAGACAAACTGGAGGATAAATTTATGACTACTGCAAAATTCTCTCAAGACATAGAGAAAATTGCATTTGATAATGCAATGAACTACATTGATGCAATCGTGTTTTACTGCGAGACTCATGACATTGAGATCGAATCAGTTCCTAAACTCATTAGCAAACCACTTAAGGAAAAACTTAAGTACGACGCACAGAAACTAAATTACATTAAGAAAACTAGTAGAGCTAAACTATTGTTGGTATGACTGATTTCTTTAAGTCGGAGATGGTCAAAGGTGACCTACAAGAACTTGCAACCATGCAAGAGTATTGTATGAGAGCAGCGATGACATTTCCTGCGTTATCTCCCGAAAGAAAACTAGAATATTTCGATGTGTTACAAGAGATGATCGTCAAGCAGAAGGTCTTCTATACTAGACTGAAGTTGTCTGATGATCCCGAGGCAATTGACATGGCAGACAGCATTAAACAAGCTGCTGTCATGTTTGGGGCGTCCGAAGACGAGGACGCTAACGTTGTCTTTGATGAGCTGGTCGAAAAGATCGAGGTCATGAGAGACACACTCAAGGCAGAAGGGTATTGACCCCGACTTCTGCCTGTGTTATAATACGATCGTGACGGGGGTCACATAAGCCACATCCTAACATCCAAAACATCCATGTCTAATTTCGCAGAACTTAAGCGCAAGTCCCAGAGCAACTTTGATTTCCTCCAGAAGGAACTTCAGAAGTCCACCAATGCAAACAGCAGCGGCGACGAGAGACTCTGGAAGCCCGCACTTGACGCTACTGGTAATGGTTACGCCGTCGTCCGTTTCCTGCCAGCACCCGAGGGTGAATCCCTCCCCTGGGCAAAGCTCTACAACCACGCCTTCCAAGGTCCTGGTGGTTGGTTGATCGACAACTGCCCCACCACTAAAGGTGAGCAGTGCCCTGTCTGTGCCGCCAACAACAAACTCTGGAACAGTGGAGTTGAGAGCGACAAGGAGATCGCTCGCAATCGCAAGCGTAAACTCTCCTACTACAGCAACATCTATGTCGTCAAGGATTCTGCTAATCCTGACAACGAAGGCAAGGTGTTCCTCTACAAGTATGGCAAGAAGATCCACGACAAGGTTCTTGCCGCAATGCAACCCGAGTTCGATGATGAAACCCCTGTCAATCCTTTTGACCTGTGGGAAGGTGCTAACTTCAAACTGAAGATCCGTACCATTGGTGGTTATTGGAACTACGATGCTTCCGAGTTCGCAGCACCTTCTGCATTGAGTGCTGATGATGACGAGATGGAACAACTCTGGAAGCAAGCATACAGTCTGGAAGCATTCACTACTGCCGATCAATTCAAAGCATATGATGAGATCGAGAGCCGTATGAATACTGTGCTCGGTGTCTCACGTCCTGTCCAACAGGCACAGTACGAGGAGGATGAGGATCCTATCCCTACCACTGGTGGGTTTAACGCTCCTGATATCACCCCCAAAGCACCAGCACCTACTGTCTCCACTGGTGAGTCAGACGATGACGATGCACTCTCATACTTCCAGCGACTCGCTGAAGAATGATAAGATTAACGGGGGGTCACACCCCCGTTTTTTTAAGCTTAACTGAAATGTAGTCTGAAGATTTGATGTACTTGTTTTTAGACTTAAACTCGTTGATAAATCCTGGAATCAAATCACCCTTCAGGATATAAATTTCTCTTTTCTTTTCGTTCTCTTTTATCTCATGCTCTAGTGCAGTCACTGCATATGATACAGAACTACCTGGCACCGTTACATTGGTAGACCCATCAAAGTATGTGAAAGAACTGTCGTAGAACTTCTTCGATACTTTTAGACCACCCTCTAGAGCAACAACTTTTTTCCTTTGATAACTTTCATCAGAGATCATTGTCTGATCAGTCTTTACTTCCCTGGTCTCGTAGTATAAAATCTCGGAGTAAGGATCATCATATTTCTTTTCAGCATACTTCCTCACAGTATACTCATCCATTGGCCAATCAAACAGAGGATTGACTAGGTTGTTTGTGATTGCAATGATCCAATCAAAGTTTGGATTGTCATAGAATTTTTCAGCAACATTGTCGAGGCGTTCTCCCTCTATGATTGCATACTTATTGTAGTACAATGCATAATCAAAAACATCATCGTTTAGTTTGTATCTTCTGAAGAAGTTCTTTGCAGTTACAAAATCTGATTCCGAGAAAGGATACTTTACTGGTTTGACATCGTATCTGATGTCTGGGATCATGTTGAATAGCATTAGAAGGTAGCCTCCCCGTCTTTGATTTCGTCTGCGAAGATGAGTTTGGTTTCTTTAAATGTTACTGCCATCTCTACAGCAACTGGCATGCCACCTGTGTATGCAGCCCAAGAACCATCTGCAGTGTGGGTGAGATCAACCTGTGTGATAGCACATGGTTTGTACTGGGGTACATATGTATTCATGTTAGCTCCAGTCATGAACTGAACCTGTACAATTTTAGGTACAGTCATTAGTGACCCAGCTTTTCCTAGATCTCCTATCAGTCCACCGCCTTTTCCATCTGAAGATTTGCCAACACTACCACCAAAAGTAGGAAGCATTGCTCTCTTAAATGTATTGTAGATGGAGCGAATAGTATTACCTTCATCTTCTGATCGTGCCATCATCTTGAATCTTAATTGAAACCCTCTCATTTCTGGAGCTTCATACATCAGTTCAATGTTAGGGTTTATGATTGTGCCACTAACACCTTGCATCAATTGGGTTACACTAACGTTAGTTCCCAGTCCTTTGTTCATTGCTGCAACAGCAGCCTTGTACCCTGCTATCTTCATAAATCCTTTGAAGTCTTCTCCAGCAGTCTTGAGAGATGCACCAAAATCTCCATCTGAACCAACATTTGTCATTGCACTCGCGATGGTTGAGAAGAACGCTCCGAACCCAGCGCCACCCCAGTTGGCACCATACTGTCCTTGAATATCTTGTGGCATGTACATGACGATTGGTGAGTATCCTTTCGCCTTGGTCATGTCTGTGATAGATCCAGAATACTGTTTGTATCTAGCACCTAGAGATGCCGCTTCGGATGTGGAGTCACCTTTATTGTTCGACACTCCTTTGAACGCTGGTGTGTAATCAAAGAAAGAGAATGAAACATAATCAGTCTCCTTTGTCATCGGAGAATAGGATGGATACTGCAGTATATTAGGACTGGATGTAGTAATTGAGGGACCAGCGGTTCCTGGTCCTATAGTAGTTACCTTTCCTAGTCCTGCTTGCCTTGCGTCTTCTGCAGCTTGTTCAAGTTTCCCTTGTTTTGTCTTTGCGTGTTTCTTATTCAGTGCTGCCTGCTCCTCGGCATTCTCTCGGAAGTTTGGCATTACGTCACCATCTCCTTGTCTGATTGTTTACCATAACCTTTGATGATTCGTTGTGCTTTGATACGATCATTGTACTTGGATTCAGTCTCTTCCCACACAAGTTCTCTATCGTATGGTAGTTTGCCTGTACCTCTAGTCATGATAAAGTCTTCGACAGGTAGGAAGATAGAAGTCTCCCACTCATCTATGGCAAGATCTAGGAACTTACTTTCGCAGTGATTATAAAGATATTTATGCACCAATGTGATGGGCATGTCAATCAAACCTTTCTCTAGTTTCTGTACGATCTTTACTCTTCTCTTTGGTTTGATGTAGTGAAGGTTGGCACCATAGAATCCCTCCTGGTCTTGCTTGATAACATAGACGAGTGGAAACTTATCATAGTATGGCAACCACTTTGACTTTGCTTTGTATTCAAAGAAGTATAGGTGACCCTCTCTTACTTTCAAGCGCAGTAGATTTTCATCCTGCACCTGGTCACGCTCATCTCTTTTCTCTTGTCGTATTAGTTTGGTTGGTGTTGCCTCGTATGTTGCGGCTAGTTGTTTTACTTTACCCTTGTACCAACCAAGAGACTTCTTGTCTCCACCTGTAGCATCACTAACTTTCTCAAAGATAGTAGTATAGTTATTGGTTCCGAATCCTTTAGCCTTTTTTCTTACCATTTTGTTTTATCCCTAGGTGATCTTCGGTGAGGATAATAAATTTCATCTGCCTGTCCTCACAGAAGTCCTCCGCCGCTTCCCATTTGGCGCGATTCTTTAGGTAAGTTAGAACTTCTCTCTTCCAAGCAGCTGTCTTTCGTTTTGGTTTCTCATTCGGTTTTTGTGTTTGTTTCTTTGGTTTCACTTCGACCAGATACTTTGCAATTATATTACCACGACCCCTGACTTTGATATAAAAGTCTGGATAGTATCTGTGTACTCTGCCATCAGTAGGACAACGATAAGGAATAATTACTTCCTCGCTACCCCACTCAATGATGTTTCCATTATGATCACAGAAGTCCATGAACTTACGCTCCCACAAACTGCGATAAATAATGTTAGTGGGATTGCCCTTGTACTTTCGTGGGTAGGCTGGTTTATATTTTCCAGAGTAAGGCATAATGTTTCCGCACACCTTCCGTATCTATTTAGATGACTAAATCCTTGCATAATTTTTTGGTAGAGATGTCTGCTTACGGCGGCATGTCTATGACTAATGGTTATGATGTAGACTTTGCCTTCCCCGAGTCAGCATCGGATTTGAAATCAGCACTTGCTGTTGTCTTCCCAGAGTATGAAAAAGATGAGGGAATTCTGCACATCATGTGTGAAGAGGCACAACTGCCAAACTTACAGGCAGCAACTGGACAGTTGCAGGGCAGATACTTGGGAGAGAATCAAGTTCACTATCCATACGCTAGATTTTTTAGTGACTTGTCACTGACATGGATGTGTGATGCTAACATGACTCCACTCAAATTTTTTAATGCTTGGACCAACTATATCTTTAATGGTTCTGGCAAGGAAGTAATTGTAGAGAAGAAAGGTGTCAGACTAAAAGATCTCAAGAAAGAATCCCCATTGGCAAGAGAACGTGAAGTGAGGATGCAATTCCCATCCAAATACATGGCACAACTGAAGATTACCAAGACTGAAAAGGGTCCTAGTGCTCCGAATGAAAGAGCATCGATGATGTATATTCTAGAGGACTGCTATCCATACTCTATTGATTCTGTTCCTCTATCCTATGGCACCTCGCAGATCACAAAGGTGACTGTCAACTTCTACTATGCCAAGCATACTATTGTACACAACAACCTGAAGGGATACATTGGTGGATCTGACTCTGGTGTCAGGAAAGCAATTGATCAGGCAGCACAATCTGCTCGTGATGCATTAGGGTTGAACTGAAATTGACCTTTCGGTTACCTGAATTCCGAAAAAAATTCCCCACCAAAAATTGACTCAAAAAGTCGCGCTAAATAAATATACGATTTGAACTCAAATATTCATGGCATTACCAAAACTTGGTGTACCACAGTATGAACTGAAGTTACCTTCTAGTGGAAAGACTATTAAATACAGACCATTTCTAGTAAAGGAAGAGAAAGTATTACTAGTAGCATTAGAGTCTGAAGATGAAAAACAGATCATCAATGCTGTCAAGAATGTTCTTAAAGCATGTGTGATCAGTAGGATTAAGGTAGATCAACTACCTTCTTTTGATCTGGAGTATCTATTTCTCAAGATCCGTGCCGCTGCTGTCGGTGAGATGATTGAGATGAAAGTTACGTGTAATGATGACAATACCACACCTGTAACTGCAAACATTAACATCGATGATGTTGAGGTGTTCAGACCAGAGGGACACACTAACAAAATTATGTTGACGGATACCACTGGTATTATCATGAACTATCCTAGTATGGATAGGTTTATTCAGTCGCAGTTTTTAGAGAAAGGTATTGAAACTGACGAGATCTTTAACTTTATTGCTGATCATGTCGATCAACTGTTTGATGGTGAGGAGGTGTATGATTCTTCTACGACAACCAAGAAAGAGTTTCGTGAGTTCGTTGAGTCACTGACTACCAAACAGTTTGAATCTATCCAAGAGTTTTATGAGTCAATGCCTCGTCTTACTCATACATTTACTGTTACTAATCCCAATACAGGTAACGAATGTGAGTATACGATTGAGGGATTACAAAGTTTTTTCGGATAGCGGTCTTCCATAATAGTTTGGAGGGCTATTACAAGACTAACTTTGCTTTCATGCAGTACCATAAATATAGCTTGACAGAGATCGAAAACATGATGCCTTGGGAGCGTGAAGTATACACATCCCTATTGATTAATCACATCAACGAGGAAAAGAAAAAACAAGAGGCATCTCGGAGTAGTTACTAGTGAATTTTAACATCGATCCACCATTTCATGTAATGGACCCCGACCAACCGTGGTATGGGAAGGGTCGTCCTGGTGGAACAGCACACACTAGTAACACTTGGAAGGAATTACACTGGAAACTCACAGGTAAGACAAAACCTGGTGGTGGTAGTTATACATCAACAGTTAAACTGTCTGATGCTGACGCTGATACTGTCATTGCAAACATGCAGAAAGATACCCGAGGGTATCCACAATTTAATGAGAGTGGTCTTGGGTTTACAGATTATTATGAGGCGCTAAAAGAATTCCAAACCTGGTTGGTTGATCAGTATTTAGAGCAACCATTTAGGGAACAAGTTGACAGAAAAATTGAAGAGGAAGCAACTAAAGCAAGAGTTGCTGAAATTCAAGAGAAGAAACTGCCTAAAGTAGAAGAGAAGCAAGAAAAGGCAGATGAAGTAGAAGAAAAGATAGACGATGAGGCGGAGGAGATAGTAAAGGATGCAGAAGAGGAGGTAAAAGAGAACCTAGAACCTGCAGTAGAGGTAGTTGAGCAAGCAGTACAAGAAGTTGTTCAGCAAAGAGACCAGGAGCAACCAGATCTATCTGACATTGTAGATCTACTGCCACCTGGCATGCTAGAGGCAGTGAACAAGTCTCTGGGTAGTGACTATCAAAAACCAGAGAAGAAAAAGAGAGAAGCGACTGGTAATGTCACTAACAACAGGATTTTAAAAACAGTTGTTCAAAATCTTCAGAAAATTCAAGGACAACTTGATAGTATTGATAATGAACTGAAGAAACAGAACCTGATGATTTCTGATGCGATGGCAACAACCATCAGCAATCTGAATAGTATTGAGACGACACATTCTGGACTGAACGATAAGTTTGATGCTATTCTTGGTGCATTTGAAGCACAGACAGCAGCAAAGAAAGCAGAAATAGATGAACGCCAGACTGCTGTTGACAAAGCAATGGCGACGGGGCAGGAAGATGTAGCTAGCACCTTTGGCACCAAGAAAGATGATGGTCCTCCCAAAGGCGGAGGAGGTGGTGGCGGCGGTGGATTAAGCAACTACCTAAAGAGGTTTGCTAAATTCTTGTGGAAAAGGTTTGCACCTAAATGGTTGAGGTCACGTCTTCGTCTCTTGAGGATGAAGTTTGCGCCAAGCAATCTAAAACGTAGAGCAGGTAACTTTTTAAATAGACAGAAGGCTAGAGCAGGTAACTTCTTAAACAGTCAGAAGGATAGAGCTGGCAACTTTTTAAACAAGCAGAAGGAAAACCTTGGTGGTGTTGTAGCTAGAAATAAAGAGCGTGTTGGTGGATTCATATCCAGAAATAAGGAGAGAGCAGGCAATCTCCTTAACAAGGGGAAAACTAACCTAACAAAATTTGGTGATGATGCTATCAAAGGTGTCCAGAGGGCTGCTAGTGGCGTGATGAGATTCGGTCAGAGATTTGGTGATGATGCTATACGATATGGTAAAAGAGGACTTGCTTTTGTAAAAAATTCTCCTGTTGCTAAAAGAATAGCAATAGCAACGACAAAGTTTGGTGGAAGGATGGTTCCTGTTGCTGGATCTGCTGTCAGTGCTGCTGATGCTGTTGATAGAGCAAACAGGGGTGACGCTGTAGGAGCATGGCTTGCTGCTGCTGGTGGTACTGCTGGTGTAGTTACTGCAGTGACTGCTCCTGCTGCAGTTAGTGGTGTTGGTGCTGTTGTTCCAGCGGTTGCTGAAGCAGTATCTATTGCTGCTGATACTGGACTATTGATGTATGATATTTTCAATGCTATTGCTGGCAGAGAATTCACCGCTGAAGATCAGAAGATGGTGGATGGTGTTCAGCAGAAAGAAGTTGGTGGTCTTACTAAAGCGGGACCTGCTGTGCTTCATGGAACTGAAGCAATTATTCCTGATGATTATACTAGCAAACTATTGTCTCCGATTGGTGGTGCATTAGTTGCAGCATCCAAAAACTTTTTGGGAGAGGTGGGACCAATGGCACAGTCAGTTGCTCCTATGTTCACTCAAGTTGCTTCTAAATTGACAGAAGAATTTGATGTACCAAAATCATTAGCTCGTCCAAACATTGGAGGTTCGATGGAACCTATTGCTAATGCAATTAACAACGTAGGTGATACTAATGAAGAGGATGCAATGTTGGGTGGCATGGGTCTGAATGTTGCAGAGCAAGAGGATTTGAAGAGAGAACCTTCGACAACAGGTGGACCTCTTGGAATGATAAGTGGTCTCTGGAATAATATTAACAATCTCTTTGGTGGTAGAGGAAATTATGATGGTGATGGTTCTGCACTTCCAAGTGAGTTTTCTGATTTAGAATTTGGTAACACCGATGATTTGCGCTTCGGTTTGACTGGTTCTACTGCCATGCAAGTTGGTGGGTGGTCGCATGCACACTTCGAGAACCAAGATAAGAGTCAGTCTGGTCTGATTAAAGACACCGTACCTGTCGTTAAGAAGATGGTCTCTATGGGTATGAAACCAGAGACATCCGATGCAAGACCATTCACCAAAGACATGACTGACAAAGAGATAGCTGAATTGATTAGACATGGTGCTAACAGACACAACCACTCTGGTCCTAAACCATATGCAGTTGACATTAACATGCCAGGGTTTCCAAAAGTTCCTGTGCAGTTGGATGATGTAAGAAATACTCCTGGCAAAGGTGAAGGCATCAATGCGCTAATCAAGGGCACGAACACTGCTATCTTCCACTTAAGTTATAAAGGTGATGGATATAAAGATGGCGGAGATGTTGGACTAGAAGGACAAGAACAAATTGTTGTGGGTGAAGAGGGTCCTGAAAAAGTTATGAAGAACCTGGTGTATTCCTTCCAACCAGTGTCAGAAATGCTTGACGCATACAATGCTTCTGATACAAACAAGGATTTGATTGAGGCTACTAAAAGATTTGCTCCTGAAATTCTTGAGTATGATGAGGAGGGAGAAGGTATGTCTACCATCTTGATCATGCAGGCACCACCGAAGGAACCAGAGTTACATCATTCAGCGTCTGGGAGCACTACTGCTCCTCCCTCTCCACACAGGGGTCTTCGCTTCGGCAAGGCACTACAGAACATTGCTCTGTACTCATAAATATCAGGGGGGCAGTAACTAATGGCAGCATTTACAGAGGGATTCTCTAGCACAGTTGACTACGATAAAGGTCCAGGGCACATGGGTGCTGCGATCTCTAAAGTTCTTGCTGCCAGAAAATTTGCTAGACAAGAGAGAGAAGTAGCAGAAGAGAAGGCAAAGAAAGCAGGCTATGATAGTCTAGAAGAGTTAGGTGTAGAGAAAGGATACTTTTTTAAGTCAGCACTGAAGAGTAAGTTCGGTGGGTCTTACATCACTGGTAAGAAGCAGGACATTAAGCAGGCAGTTGATCGTGTCAAACTGCTAAAGAATCCAAAGGCACAGTTCTGGAACTTTGTAGATAACAGAGACGCTGACGGCAAGGCAGTAAAAACAAAGAATGCCACACAGAGATTTCGTGAACAGTTTGATAACTATAATTTTGTTAGTGCCAAGAGACCACCAGAAGATGTAGAACCACAGGAAGAAAAGGTTCCCAACACTGGTGAAGAAACTGCAGAGGCAGCATCAGGTTCCAAGCAGAGAGTTAGTAGAGAGGATATTCTTTCTGCTGTAAACAAGATTGCTGCGTCACTAGAGAAGACGGCACAGTCTATCAACAACAATGTAAAAGAAACTAAAGACGTTGCTACTGGTGTACAAGCAATCAAGACTGATGTTGTTAATCAGTTAAGTCAAAGAACAGATAGCATTGAAGACAAGTTAAACAAAATTGCTGATGCTATCAATGAGCAAACTGCTCTGGCAAAATCAGAGACTGATAAGAAGCAAGGCGCTGCTGATATTAATCGTGCGGACGACAAACTAAAAGTATCAGACACTTTCTCGGCTGATGATCTCACAACAAAAGGGGATGAGTCTTTAGACGATCAGTTTGAGGGACTTGGTGAGGACATGAGTGTTGATACTCCTCAATACGGTGAGGATCCTGAAGAAGATGATGTTCCACGCGCAGAAACTGGTGGTATTATCTCTGGTCCTGACAGTGGTTACCTTGCAGAGTTGCATGGTGATGAGATGGTCATCCCACTTGACAATAACTACACTCAAGGTGAAGCAAGTGCGATGGATGGTAAGGTGAGACCTGTTCCTCAAGAAGCACCACCCCAACCTCAATCACCTGTTGTCAACAACAATTACAATATTTCTACTCCACAGTATGAACAAGGAACTGAAAAACCACAGTCATCTCTTGGAGGTAAGGTTGGATTTACACCGATGCAGTTACCTTCGCTAGGTGGTGGAGAGACTGATCGCCAGGTGCAACTACTACAGGATGCAATGAAGTTAGTCTTCATGGTTCCAGGTGGTGCAGCACTTGCAGCTACTACACAATTAGCAGGTTCTGTTGATAATGCAGAAGCATCTTCTCAAATTGCTCAAGTTGCTAGACCTCTTGCTCAAGCGTTCGGTCTCCCATCAACACTGGTAACAAAGGCGAAGGGTGGAAAGGTAACTAGTGAAGGACGTGGTGGCGGTGGTGCTGATGGTTCTAATGAAAAGAAAGGAGTCTTTGCTAGTCTTGGAAATGCTTTAAAGAACTTGTTTGGTGGTGGCAATAGATCTAGATCAGGATCACCTAACTCTGGTCCTGCTTCTAATGCACCTGCTACTGGGAACCCAATGGCATCAAATGAAGAGCAGCAGGAGTATGCTGGTGAGATCTATGAGATGGCGAAGGCTGCTGGTGCAAAGCACCCTGAAGTTGCTGCTGCTATCTCTGCAATGGAGACAGGGTGGGGTAAGAGTGAGCGTGGAAACAATCCATTCAATATGAGGAATACAGACGGAACTTTCATGCAGTTTGAAACGAGAGAGGATGCCGTCAAAGAGTTCGTCAGACTATGGGACAAGAACCATAGTGGTTACATGAACTTGGAAGCATTTGAAGATCCTAATGAAGCGTTCGCTGCTATTGTGAATGCATATGCACCAGCATCTGATGGTAATGATCCAGAAAATTACAAGCAATTTGTTGCTGACTTCATTGCGGGTCGGGTGTGGGAGAAGAAACCACCTAGACAACCAGATGATCCGCCAGTTGTACCAGATACTCCGTCCGATGATAAAATTACTGCTGATGATTTGAGACCTTCCTTGGGAAGAATTGATAAAATTGGAACTAATAAAGGAACGAGAGAACGTGTTAGAGTTCCTGGTATCGGAACTTTCGTGAGTGGTAGAGATGGTATTGGTAGAGCAGTAGATAAATATTTTGATCCAAATGGTAATCCGATTACTTTTGAGGAATTTACTAATAAAATAAGAGAAACTGTAGGACCAGGACCGAAACCAAAGGCAACATTATCTCCAACTCCACCAGAAAAGACATCATCATTACAACCAGTGAGTCGTGAGATTGCTTCCTTACAGGGACCGTCTGCTTCCGAGAGGGGACAGACAATCGCAATGATAAATAACCCAGCGAGTCCCAGAAAGACTGCGGCTACGGGTGCTCAACCTACTAGTGAGGGCACCATAGACGAGGGTCGTGACCATAGTTTACATTCATATTATAATCTCAACAGTGTGGTGGGTTAATGGCAGAACAAGAGTTACCATATGCATCTAGTCTTATACTAGAAGAAATTGAAATCGTTGATCTTGAAGGGGAATCAAAACCTATTGGTAACCTTGTTACTAGGTTTGATTACTTTGAAGACATCGATTTACCTACAATTCATGGCACCCTAGACATCGTAGACACTGGTGTGAACTTGATTTCTTCACTACCTATTCAGGGGTATGAAGATGTCAACATGAAGTTTAGATATGGCGCTGGCGGTGATGATGTTGTTGAGTATTCATTCAAGGTCTATAAAGTTTACAACAGGTTTAGTTCGGAGAGATTTCAGAGGTATTCTCTTGGACTCATCTCTAGAGAAGCACTGCTGAATGAAACAGAAAAGGTTCCTCTAACCCTGGCAGGAAAACCAGATGCATTAGTTAGAACTCTGTTAACTGAAGGTCTGTCTTCTACTAAAACATATCGAGGAGATCCTACTCTATTCAAAGTGAGGATGCTTCCAGGTAAAAAGACTCCCTTCTCTATCATCAATTCACTGCGAAGTAAAGCAGTCAATGAAGGTCTCTCTGTTGGTGGTTCATCTTCTTCTGTTGGTGGTTCATTACAAAAATCATCAGGCACTGCTGGATATTATTTCTATGAAAACCGTGAGGGATATAATTTCAGGTCGATTGATCTTCTGAATGATGTGGAGAAGAATCCTCCTGTCGATACATTTACTCTAGAACCTGCTCAATTGAACGAGCAAAATTCTACCAACAAAATTCTAGACGTTGACTTTCAAAATGAGATTGACATCCTTGCGAAGTTAAGAGCGGGTGCTTACTCTAATGTCATCTGCTTCTATAACTTTAGCACTGGTGCTTATGAAGAGTATGCATACAATCTAGCTGATAACTTTGATGACATGAAGCACTTGGGATCACAGTCTGGTCTTGCTAAAGGTCAATCAGAACTTGCAAAGAGTCCAAGTAGAGTCATGTCGGTGCTATTGGATCATGAGACATGGTTTGATGGTAAGGAGGTTGCCTCTCCAGAAGACAAGGATGGTGGCAAGAAAGACACTGCCGAGTTCCCTGACTGGCAGAAGAATTATATTGCACAGAACATTTCTAGACTAGAGTCACAGAACAATCAACAACTGAAGATTAAACTACCTGTTAGATTGGACCTAAAGATCGGTGATACCATTGAGGTTCTAGTTCCTAACTATGTCCCTACTAATGAGAAATCAAAGAAAGGTGAAGACATACACGACAAAGAACACAGTGGTGTATATCTCGTTGCAAAGTTGAACCACGCACTAGATACTAAAGGTGCTAAAGGTAACACCTATGTGACACTAGTCAGAGACTCTTACGGTATGCCTGACGAGACTTCCGAAGTTACAACCTAAATAAAAATAAACCTCATTGGTATGGATCCAGTATTATCATCACTGCTTGCTACTAATCAAATTGGTTCCGATGGTTTCAACTGGTGGATTGGACAGGTTGAGACAGGTAGAGAGTCGGATCCTAAAGGATCTAGTAGATATCGTGTGCGTATTGTTGGTGTCCACTTAAGAGAAGGACAAGCAACACCAACTGAAGAATTGCCATGGGCAAACGTAGTCATGCCTGTGACTACACCATTCAGTGATGGTGGTGTGACTGGTGCTACAGCAGAACTGCGAGCAGGTAACTGGGTCATTGGTTTCTTCCTTGACAATGACAGGCAGAAACCTATCATCATGGGATCGGTTGGACACACTGCTGGTGCTACTGTCGTCAAGAATACTGACCCTGCTGGTGGTAGTGATGGTCCTAGAAACTTTACTACCCATACAGATGCTGATAGTACCCCACAGCAAAATCGCTCTCAAGATAGAGCAAATGGTACTGATCCTGACACAGGTGCTAACGTAGATGGTGGACAACCTGACGCTGCTCGTTCTAACCTAGAGAAGGGTGCTCCTGCTATCATTGCTGCGCTTCGTGCAAAGCATAGTGAGACTAACCCTACTGGTTCACAGAACTGTATCACTATTGCTAACCCAAAGTGTGGTAACGAGAGTAATCTTGACAAAGGAATCACCAATATCATTGGCGATCTGTTAGCAGCAAACCAAGCATCTGGTGGACAGATTGGTAGCTTCTATGTCAGTAAGATCAATGGATTCATCTATGATAAGGTATCGATTGCAAGACACCACATCAGTCGAATCAATAGACTCGTAAGTAGTTTTATGGGTCGTGTTCAGTCGGAAATTATTACGACTTTACGAGAGGGTGTTGAGAAACTTGTCTTGACAGTTCTTGGACTGAATATACCCGAGGAAGCAGAAAGAAAGATCCCTAAAGATCCAAAGCAAGACCACAGACCAGAGAGAAAGAAGGGTAACTTCCTCAAGACTGTAAAGAAAATCCTTGATCAGATTCTGAAGGCACTTGGTTGTGCTATTGAAGATCTGATTGAAAAGTTGGTAAGTTTCCTGACAGACTTGCTGTTCAATTTTATCATGGATGTTTTCTCTCCAGCAGCATGTGCAGTCATCAATTTAGTTGATGGTATTATCAATAAGATTCTAGAACTTATCGAGGGTCTGATAAGTAGTATCCTTGGACCGTTGCAAAGTATATTAGGAATACTAGCGGCACCGTTGGACATGATCGGCGGTGCTCTCAATAAGGTCATGTCATTCCTGGGTATCTCTTGTAGTGGACCCGATAGCAACTGTTCTAAAGAGACTGTCAAGTGTAATGACTGTGGTACTGATGAAGACAGTGACGACTGGTTGGATAACCTTCTCCAAGACCTAGAAGAGGGTGACACTGGAGAAAGATTCTCTTGTGAAGAGAGTCAAGACTATCCAGATCCTAAACCTACTAGAGTTATTTTTATCGGTGGAGTTCCTTCCAATCAACCAGATCCAAACGATCCAGACGATCCGAGAGAACCACCTGGCAATGAGGGTAGTGGACCTGATACACCACCAGGATTCTTCCCAGAAGATCCAGTTGCAGAAATTTTAGGATGTAGAGTTCCAGAAGCTGAAAACTATAATCCTGAAGCAACTGTTGATGATGGTTCTTGTAGGTTTGCTTACGAAGATTACGTACCAATCGATCCAGATGAATTCCCAGATGATCCTGATGATGATGGCGATGGTGATCCCCCACTTCCTATTGACTACGATGGCACGAAACGTTATAGTGTCGTAGGAAAACCACAGTTAGTGGGTGGTGGTGATGAGATTCTATTCACTATCAACACAACTAATGTTGCTGATGGATCTACCTTAAGTTATGCTTTAGTTGGTGACATCGTTGAGGAATACATTGATGATTCGTCAAGAAGTATCGATGATGTTGATCTACTAAAGGGAACCTTTAAAGTCACTCAATATGATACTTTTGAGGATCAATTTGTAGATGAGAACGATGAACTACAGGACATCGCTGTTCCTCTGTGTAGAGCAGAAGTCAAGGTGAAGTTGATGCCAGACATCGAGATGGAAGTGGATCAGGACTTTATATTCCAACTCAATGATGAGGAGGGTAATGATACTGGTGCTGTCGCACCTATCACGATCCTTGCAGACTTCAATGTTATTCTGCCTGATCCTTTCGATGATCCTCCATATGATCCGACAACTGATGTAAGTATCAGTGTTAGAACGGACAAGCAGATCTACAAAGAGGGAGAAGATATTGTATTCACTATTGAGAGTGAGGGTTACACCGAAGGAAGACAATTCCAATACATCATCTATGGTGATGTGTCTGCCGAAGATTTTATTGGCGACACACTACAAGGTACATTCAAACTGAAGGAAGACACAGCTAAAGTTACCATCGGTATTAAAGATGATGGTATCATTGAAGACGATGAAGTGTTCTACTTCAAGATCGTTGACACTGCTGCTTCATGTAGTGCTACTATCGAACGTGCTGAAAGATTTATTCGTGATGATGATGGTGATGATGATCCTACTGGCGAGAAAGATCCAGGTGATCACAAGAAACCAGAGTCTGATGATCCTATCACTGGTGATGATGGATCAATCATTAGTGTTCCAATCAAGGAGACTGGTGATGCATATGCAGAGGCACCCCGAGTAATCTTCTCTGGAGAGGGTTTTGGTGCTACAGGTATCGCTCTACTAGATGACAAAGGATTTGTTAGTGAGATTAGAGTCACTAGAGGAGGACTAGGTTACAAGCGTAATTTACCTGAAGACTCTGACTTGAGATGTATCATTGACTCCTTCACTATGATTGCACCTGGTATTAAATATACTTCTGCTCCTGATGTGTTCATCAACGGACTGCGTGGCGGTGCTATTGCTGAAATTGATGATCGAGGATATGTCATCTCTGTTAAGATTATAGATAGAAAGACATCTTACTCTTCTACTCCCATTGTCAAGATAATTGGCGGTGGTGGTAGTGGTGCTATCTTTAAACCAAGTATGGTATGTCTAGATACACAAGAGATCAACACAGTTGGTCTTGTTAAGATCGGTACTGGTCGCTATATTGATTGCCCATGACATTTGATACTAAAAATAATTTTCGTAATTTATATTCGTCAATTAATTCTGACAAACCTGCCGCAGAACCTGCTAGTGGCAGAAAGGAAGAGGTGTCTACGGAGCAGTTTTGTTCTGCAAAACCTACAGTTCATTGGGTGTCTGATGGTTGGACATGCATGAGTTGGGAGGGTGCTGACGGTCAACCAGGTGGTTTTACTGTCACCAACGGTCAAAGTGCTATGTTCTTTGACGAGACAGGTAACATGGTGTTTTCCACAGGTGTGCCAGGGCAGTCTGGTTGTGGTGGTAAACTCATCATGAATACAGGTGATCAACTTCAGAAAGCGAATGGAACTATCTCCATTCAAGCAACTGGACCTAACGATACCGAAGCAGCACCAGGAAAGTCTGCATCTAAACCAAAGTCGAAAGAATCGCCTGCCTACAGCGTCTATGCTGAAGGTGCAATGAGTTTTGAGGCGCAAGGAGACGATTGTGGTATCAAAGGTGACAACATCATCATTAACGCCGTCAAGACGCTTACACTGAAGGCTGGTGAAGTTATTAACCTTGAGGTTGGTAACGGTAGTGGCAAGATCAATATGTATGCTGGTGATATCACCATGGATGCTGAATTCTTGAACAAGAATATCAATGGTCGTGAAGTGTCTGATGGAACAGGTGAGGTTACTACCGAACAGAACAAACCAGGTGCTACCACGACTATCAACACATCAGGATCTATTGTTCACGATATTCAAGGCAACTATACGATCAAAACCAAGGGACACTACAACATCGTTGCATCTGCTAACCTTAACATGCAGTCACAACTGGGTGGATACTCACTCAAAACCCTTGGACCGATGTATAATAACATCACTGGTTTCAAAGTAGATGACATCAAAGGCGTTCCTATGCCTAATGTGAAGACTAAAGCACCTGCGACGTGGGATGTTAAGTTGGGACCTACGTTAGGTGGACAGGGATGGTTGCTGAAGTCTGCTATGGGATTTGATCTCAAGTTCCTGAAGGGTGCTAGCAAAGTACAGACTGCTGGTGTTCTTGACGTTACTGTTGCTGGTACGATGACGGTCAAAGCACTGTCGATCTTCCTCAACTGAAAATCGACCTTCTGATACCAGAATTCCGAAAAAAATTCGCCACCAATTTTTCCCCAAAAAGGTTGAGTTGACAAAACGGCAAAAATGCCCTATAATCCTCGTATGAAATCGCTTTATCATGCACTACAAACCATATTCTCCAGAGTGGCATCGATACAGGTATCTCAAGGAATCTCTTGAACTGTATTTTGACAACTATGTGGAAACACAAATAATTATGGATGATATTCTAAATATTATCAGTGAGCGACAGCAAATCGCACATGCAGAATATTCTAGAATGTCTGATCTAGAAGAACAACTCCGAGAATAAAAATGCTTTCTACTGCCTATCGACTCCGACTGGAGTCCATCTGTCGATGCATTGCAAACAAAAAACAAGTGCCCCTAGATGATATGATCTGGGTAGAGAAATTAGCAAAAAGGCACACAACTGCTCGTGATTGGTTAAACAAGGCACGAAGACAAGCTGCTCAAGATATCCAAGAGGGCAGTATTGACGATTTTATGAACAAAATGGGTTTAGGTGATCCTGATCCGAATAACTGGAAAGAACGATTTGACGGAGCAGATGACATCAATGAATGGTTCGGAAGAGACAAACCAGACGACTGGCGTCAGCGTGACTAATATGAATATCGCCAAGAATCTCCTAGAGAAGGTTGGCGAACTATTAGATGCTGAAGTACAATATATCGTCTGTTGCGACAAAAAAACTCAACATAGAAAAATCGTCATTGAATATGACCACAGCAGTAATCTACAGTAACGGCAGTCAAGAGTGTGAACGCATGGGCATGCTGCTCAAGGATTTACACGAAATTAACGAATATCTCGAATATCGCCTAAATCGTCATTTTGACGAATCTGCATTCAAAGGAGAATTTGGCGAAGAGGCAACATATCCACAAATTGCCATTGGCAACCAACATATTGGTGGAATGAAAGAAGCACTTCGTTATATGAGTGACAAAGGGATGTTCCTGTGATATAATACAGAGGTCCCGAGGGGCAGTGGTGGAATCGGTAGACACATCAGACTTAAAATCTGAAGAACATAGTTCGTGCGAGTTCAAGTCTCGCTTGCCCTATTCCACTACTAAATAAAATGTAGTGGAAATGTTATGAAATACTCACTAACACAGTCCTATGTCTTTTATATGGGCACCGTTGTACGCATGTATTTCATCCAAGGTATACCATATACCTTTGACGAACTTCCGCTGATCGTCCAAGATCATCCAGCGATTCAAACCGAAGCGTTGGAAGGTCAAGACTGGGATGATGAAGATCTATACAAATGGTCTTCATATCTTATGGCAGAAGAATGTCATCCTTGTATGTTTGAACTCACTGTTGATAATCCTGAACTATTACCTAAAGATGATTGAACAATTTATAGAATGGTTTGAGGGAACGTGGGAAAACAAAGTTCAGGCATTTTCTTATCCATCTAGGTTTGCTATGGTCCGTTTGCACCACAAAAAGGTGCCTGGGACCGACAATATGTTTTATGGGGAACAAGCATACAACTATCAGTTGCATGCTCCCTATAGACAGTTTATTGTTGAGGCATGTCTAGAAAATGGTAAGATTCGCATGAAAAACTACGATTTCGACAAAAATCGGTATCGTGGATGTGTCAATCTCGATCAAATCAAATACGACGAGGGCTTGACACATAAGGGTACATGTGATACAATTCTATCATACAACCCAAACAAATCCGAGTATATCGGGTCTGTTGAAGGTTGTGATTGCATTGTTCCCCATAGAGATGGTGAAACTTATGTCAAGAATGAAGCAATTCTTGGTGAAGACTATTATCATGTAATAGATCGTGGTTATCTCGTGGGGACCAAGAAGCAAATTTGGGGCAGTCGTTATGGTTTCTTTGAATTTGCTCGCATGCCTGTTTAGCTCAGCTGGTAGAGCAACGCTTTTGTAAAGCGTAGGTCGTCAGTTCAAGTCTGTCAACAGGCTCTCCGTCGATGTGGCGGAATTGGTAGACGCGCTGGGTTTAGGTTCCAGTGGATTTATCCGTGGAGGTTCAAGTCCTCTCATCGACATTCAGGATATAATGGATTTTATTTTAGAAGCGAAAATTAAAGATGTTTCAGTTTGCGACAGGCTAATTGACTTCTTTCAAAATTCGGATTTTTCAATAAATCGCAGAAATCCTGGAGAGACTACAACTGGTGTCACTGATGCCAAGAAGTCTACAGATCTTACCATATATCCATTTGAGAAGCATCTTGCTCCTCCTGTCGAAGAATATCTAGAGCATTTATTCGACGTTGGGAAGAAATATATTGACAAATATCCTACTTGTAACGTATACTCTCCATGGGGAGTTGCTGAATCTGTTAACATTCAGTGGTACAAACCTGGTGAAGGTTTTTACAAGTGGCATACTGAAAGATGCAATGCAATGCACCCTCATAACAACAGACACCTAGTCTGGATGACATATCTTAATGATATTGAAGAGGGTGGTGGTACAGATTTTATGCACCAGAACTATACTGTCAAACCTAAAAAAGGTAAGACAGTTATCTGGCCATCAGACTGGACTTATACTCATAAGGGACAAGTTGCTCCGAATGAAGATAAGTACATCATTACTGGTTGGTTCAGTTATCTAGACGAAACTGAACGAGTCGGTTCTGGGGGGAATTAGCTCAGCTGGTAGAGCGCCTGCTTTGCAAGCAGGATGTCAGGAGTTCGAGTCTCCTATTCTCCACTTTGGGGGAGTACAAAAGATCTGTATTTTAGAAACAGCGCCCCCTCCCATTCCTCTATAGCTCAATCAGGCAGAGCGGTTGACTGTTAATCAATAGGTTCCTGGTTCGATTCCAGGTGGAGGAGTTGGCGATACTGCCAAACCAAACCCCTTCCGTGTGCTTGAAACCTCCCTCACAAGGGGAGGTTTTATTGTATAAATAATCCAGAAGAAATTATAGTCCAGCAGGATTGGGTTAATTATGCCTCTTACAAGACTTGATAACCTTTACTCAAGTAAAACAGGTAAGTATCTATACGTATCACCAGATGACTTTAACGCGACAGACGAGTTAGACAACCGAGGCAATTCACCTCTCCGTCCGTTTAAAACTATTCAACGTGCTTTTATTGAAGTAGCACGTTATTCTTACTTGCCTGGTAAGGATAATGACAGGTTTGACCAGTTCAGCATTATGCTGATGCCTGGTAACCACTTTATTGATAACCGCCCTGGTCTTGTAGACACTGCTAACCCAGAATCTAGATATTTTGACTCTGGCAACCTGATTGAAGCAAATAAGCAGTTGATCGTTGATCGTGCTGCTGCAGAAATTTTCGTACAACACCCTGATTTCTTCCATCCTGGTGACAACCAAACTGATGATGGGTCTCGATATGCTGACGCATATCGTCTAGTACAGTTGAATCGTAAGGAAATTGTAGATAAATCTGCTGCACATATTGCAGTAGAGTTTCCCGACTTCTTCTATCCTGGTGGCAACGGTACATCCGAAGCAGAGTACAGATTTAAAGATGGATATCGTCTAATCCAGCAGAACAAGCAAGAGATTGTTGATAGAGCAGCAGCAGAGATCGCTGTAGCACACCCTGATTTCTTCTTCCCTGGTGACCCTGCAGACGATCCTGTATACAGATTTAAGGATGCATATCGTCTGATTCAGCAGAACAGACAGGAGATCATTGACACTGCATGGACAACCATGCAAGCAGGTGCTAATGCCGCTGATCCTGCTGATGAGGCAAAGTGTAAGCGTGACATCGGTCTTCTAGTTGATTACATTGGTATTGACCTTGTAAAAGGTGGTAATGAGTATACCCGTAAGTTCACCCTGAAATATTTCCAAGGTGGTGTATTCTCTTACATCATTAGTGAAGCAGCTGCTACCGTCGATGCATATAATGCTGCTAGGGATCTGATGATCCAAGCAATGAAGAATCAGTTGACGATCACTGATTCTACTATCACAATTGACCCCAACGCATGTGCTAACGTAGAGTCTGCAATCACGACTCTTACACAGATCGTTACTGATGCATTTAATGCTGCTGACCCATCGGGAATTCCCGTAGAAACAACTGGTTCTGATCTTACAAATGAAGCAAAATGCAAACGTGACCTGGGTTTATTTGTTGACTATCTTGGGCTCGATCTCATTAGTGGTGGTAACGAGTACGTTCGCCGTCATGCTGGCACATATTTTGTTAACGGATCCCCAATTTCTAACGGACTCGTAGGAGAAGAGGCACAAAGTATCACTGCTTTCAATAAAGCGCGTGATCTGATGATTTCTGCTGTCCAGAATATTCTTCTGGTTCAGGATTCTACGATTACAGTTGACGGTGGTGGTTGTGCTAACGTACAGTCTGCTATCACAACTCTAACTGCAATTTTGACGACTGTCATCAATGATGGCAATCTATCTCAACTACCTGCAGAAACTCTAGGATCCTTTGCTAGTGCAAATGAAATCGAGTGTAAGCGTGACCTTGGTGAGTACATCGATGCTCTCTCCCTTGACGTTGCACTTGCTGGTGGTAACAGATATACCCGTAAGTATCTGAAGACATACTTCAATGAGGCAGGTACACAGTTTATTACTGGATCTCTAGAAAGTGAGCAGTCGGAGTCTATTGCTGCCTTCAATAAGGCAAGAGACCTGATGATCTCGGCATTCAGAAATGAACTATTCACCAAAGATTCTACAATTACTGCTGATCCTAACGGTACTCCTCTATGTGCTGATGTTGCTAGCATGCTGGGCAACCTTGCAGCTATTGTCGAGACTGTTCTAACTGACGGCAATCTCTCTCAACTTCCTGCTGAAACTGTTACTGATCACGAAACTGCTGGTGAGCAGAAGTGTAAGCGTGACATCGGATTCATTGTTGATGGTGTACTTGCTGACATCAGAAATGGTGGTAACAGCAACATCATCTCTGTTGCAAAGACTTACTTTGATAGAGATGGAAATCCAATTGCTGATGGTATTGTAGGCGAAGAGGCAGAAAGCATCACCGCTTACAACAAAGCGCGTGACATGATGAAACTGGCAGTCACGAACTCCTTATATGATAAGGATCTGACTATCTCCCCTGGTCCTGCTATTGCAGGCGCTAACACCCCTGACATCGAGTATGACGAGTCTGGTAACCCTGGTGCATGTATTGACGTTCAGACGAGCATCCAGACCCTTGTAGCGATCCTGACGGACGTTATCAATGCTGGTAGTCTTTCTGTTCTTGCATCGGTTCAGGTTACTGGTGTTGTTCCTGTATTTGATTACAACAGAGCACTTCAGGAGTGGCAGGATGACAGCATCCTTGACCTAGGCAACCCCGACAACGTACTTTACAAGTTCAACTCTACCGAGGGCGGTTGTATCGTTCCCAGAGGTTGTTCTCTGATCGGTTATGACCTCCGTCGCACCATTGTCAGACCTCTGTATGTTCCCGATCCTGTAGATGGCGATCAAGAGAGAACTGGTATCTTCAAACTGACTGGTGGTTGTTACCTGTGGCAGTTCACTATCAAGGATGGTGACCTCTCCGAGAACTCCCCACTATATGATCAAGCAGACAAGGTAGGTAAGGTTTACTACAAGAAGAACTCTACGGATCTGAAGATTCCCGAGTATTCTCACCATAAGATCTGCATCATGACCTATGCAGGTAATGAAGAACTAGATCGTTTCTATGAGAAAGTTGGTAGAGCATTTGCACAGTTCCAACCTACCATTGATGATGGTGAACTAGAAGCACTGGTACAAGAGACCAGAATTGTTGGTCCTCTATCTGATACCAGAACGGTTGAAAGTATTGAAGTTGTTGACATTCCTGGCACTTCTACTGCTAGATTTACTGTCACTACCAAGATTGAACACGGTTACTTCAAAGGTCAGTACATCGCTGTTATCAACAGTGGACTATCTGATGAAGTCAACGGAACATTCAAGGTTGATACCATTGATGATAACAATCCAAAGGTATTCACCTACATCATTCCTATCACCGCTGCTGGTCTAGGACTGGTTTCTGGTATCACTTACACCACTGCTAATGGTCTTGGCACCAATGCAGTCATTCAGGCAGAGATTGACTCCGTTGAGTCTGCATCTCCTTATGTCTTTAACTGCTCCATTCGTTCCACCTGGGGTCAGTGTGGTATGTGGGCAGATGGATCCAAGGCAACTGGATTCAAATCGATGGTTGTTGCACAGTACACGGGTGTTTCGCTACAGAAAGACGACCGTGCATTCATCCGCTACGACAGATTTACTAACACTTGGAACCAAGCATCACTAACTGATGCATTTGCAACTGTTCCTTACCACGCCAAGGGTGATGCATATTGGAAGGATGAGTGGAGAAACTTCCACATTCGTGCTTCTGATGACTCCTTCATCCAGTGCGTCTCGGTCTTCGCTGTTGGTTTCCACGATCACTTCCTGATGGAAAGTGGTGGTGACATGTCTATCACCAACTCGAACTCTAACTTCGGTAACACCTCACTTCACTCTGTTGGATTCAAAGGATTTGCATTCAACCAGGACAAGGGTGGTTACATTGATGCTATCATTCCTCCCAAGGTTGTTAACACTGCTGCAGAAGGAACTTCTACTCTACAGTATTACACCCTTGATATTGAAGCATCTAATGATCAAGCAAACCACAACAAACTATATCTCGCAGGTGATACCAATCAAGATCCATCTTCTAGACCTGCTGCATCCATCGGTGGTTACAGACTAGGTGCCAAGCAAGATGACAGACTCTATGTTAAACTACCTGGCAGTGGCGCAGGTGGTAAGAACACTTATCATGCAACTCTAGAACCATCTGGTGTCAAGACTTATAAGTCATCGCTGTCTAGTCTTACACCTCCTAGTCTCAACATCAACTTTGACCTAGATGGTGATGGTAACGATGACTTTAACATGGCATATGATGCTGCTAATCTCATCGAGAAGAACAGATCATATCTAGCAGAAGAAACTTATGGATACATCACTACGCTGTATCCTGCTCTGCTGACCAATTCTTCCCTGACTATCACCAAGTGTGAAAGAGACATGGGATTCATTATTGATGCTGTTGTTAAAGACCTTCGTGTCGGCGGTAACATCAATACAATCTATGCTGCAGAATCTTACATCTCTGGCGGTAACGTATCGTATGTCGATGGAGAATTAACTGAAACACTACTGGCATATGATCACTTGAGAAGATTGTCGTTCGGTGCTATCCGTAACTTCAATCTACTGATCAAGAATTGTACCACTGTTAATGGATCTGCAACCGTAACTGTTGGTGATACTTCTGGTCTTGTACCTGGCATGAATGTCAGTCACTACAGTCAAACCGACTTTACCAATGGTAAGTTGGATGAGGGTTCCACTCGCCTTGGAACTCTACTAGATTCCAACTCTCCTGTAATTATTGATCAGATTGTTAATGCTACAACGATCACTATTAAGGACGTTAATACCGACCAACCATTTAATGCTGGTGGTGATAGCACTACTGCATGGTTCTACTTTGAAAACGTCAACCGTTATTCTTCATCGCAGCGTGTAGTTGATGAAGACATCACCCAGGATACAGATTATCCAGAGTGTAATAACATCACCACTGCTATTCAGAACCTGTATGATGTTGTCAATCTAATTCTCAATGGCAACGGAAATCAGGTAACTAGAGTTGAACCAATCATTGATTCTGCTCAACTTATTGGTAGAGCGACAGTATTCACTATTGATACTGGTAATGGTCAAACTGACCCTCATGGACTACAAACTGGCACTCCTGTCAGACTAGTCCCAAGAGCACTTAATGATCAGGTTGATAAGCGTCTTGTCAGACTACCAAGAGGATTTGAAACTAACAGAACATACTATGTGATCGCTCCTGGCAGATTGACAGCTCCTGGTGTATTCAATGGCACCAGTGAGTTTGACAACACTGCAGGCACTAAATTGATGCTGGCAGCAACCAAAGAGAATGCTTCGGCAGGTATTTACATCTATTCTTCTGAAACAGAAGCAGTAGATCCTCAAGTTGAGATTCTGGTTCAGCAGTATGTTCTCGATGATCAGTATGATCTACATCGTTATGTCTGTAATGTTTCTGGAATTTACATCGAAACTGATGTTCCTCACATCTTCGATGTACCCATTCCTAACGTTCCTGCACAACAGATTTTCTTCGCAACATCTGGTGACGCAAGTTCCCAGCTACCAACTATTGCTGGTGCATCGACAGTTCCAACGAACGTATACTACTACCCAAGATTTGAGACGCCTAATAAGTTCAGTGTTCACACTAGTCAGGCAGATGCTCAAGCAGGCACAAATGCAGTAATCTTTACTTCTGGTAGTGGTAGTGACTTTGTTGTCTACGGTAACAAGAAGACATCGCCATTGAGATATGATCCAGTTTCGTTCAACAGATGGTACATTAACGTTAAGGATGAGTCTTCAGGTGGTTTAGATCCTGATGCAATCCTTACCAGATTCCATGCTGCTGACTTCCTAGATGGCACTGGTAATCTCTTCACTCCCGATACATTCTTCGAGAGAATTGAGGATGAGCGTACACCTCTGGACAGAATCTATCGTCTACGTTATGTCATTCCCAAGTATCTATCGACAGTTCGCGAACCTCTCAATGGTTATGTCATTAAGACAAGAACTGATGACAGAAGAAGACTGAAACCCCAGAGATTCATTCTGGAACCATTCAGTAATGGCGCACCTACTATTGCACAGTTTGAGAACCCTGCAAGACCTGCCGAGAAACTAGGTCAATCTCTGGCGACTCTTAACGCTGCTGGTGTTGACATCAGTGGAAACTTCTACGATCCATACGAGAATCCTCTACAGATCGAGTTTGAATCCAAGATTGCAGTTACAATTCAGTCGGCAAGAGTTGGATCTAATTTCGCTGATGAAGACAGACTAGAACTGACTGTTTTCGATCATACGATCATCAACCAGCAACTGAAGAATGAGATCTTCACTATTGTTGAGATTGGATCTCCACAGGGTGCAGGTATTCAAACCAGCATCTACAATAGCGATGACGCCAACTACGTTAGTTGGACTGGTAATTGCTCTGGATCTGGATTTGTTCATGGATACTATCAAGCAGACTTGACTGCATTTATTATCCTGAAGAACATCACTGGTAAGTTAGATTTCGACGCTAGCAATCCTACCACCTTTGTACAAAACAATGGCACGTTCTTTGATCTCAACGGTCAGAAAGATGCGTGGCCAACACAAATCAGTCGCTCCGAGAGAAAGAACTATCTCTACAGAATTGAAGGTGCTAATGTCTACACTGTAGTACCTGGTGATAAAGTTACCACTCCTGGTGGTGATACCTACACAATTTCTGCGGTCGAGGATGTACCTGATATTGATGATACCTTCTACATCTTTGATGTGGAGACTATTCAAGAGCAGATTCCTCTCCAGCAGGAAGGTGTTTACTACTTGACAGCAGTTCGTGGTAACATCTCTCCATATCCTCTGGGTGCTGGTGTTGGAACTAACTTCCATTACTACAAGTTCTCTCAACCTATCTCTAATCTGTATCCTCTGGATTACAAGAACGACCCACTGTGGTTCCAGATCGATGATAGTGGAAACAGAGATCTTACGAAACTTGATCCTCCAGCATCTGTTGCTGCTGCTGACAACTATGTCCACGGTCTTGTTACTCTTAACGATTACAAGTACAGTGAGACGAAGGAAGCAGTTACAGACATGCTTGCAACCAGACCATTTGCAAACTTCCAGTTTACAAATTCAACTGCTGATGTCAATGCTAAAGTAATTGATAACAGAATTCGAGCACAAGAAGGTAACGCATCTGTAGGTTCCGAGAACAGACAGATTCCTATCTCTGGTGACTCTGTATATCCTCTACAGAGTAGATACTATACAGAACTGCGTCGTCCTTCGATTGCAAGATCTGGTAACCACACGTTTGAGTACCTTGGTTTCGGTCCTGGTAACTACTCAACTGGTTTCCCACTCCGTCAGGAAGTCGTTCTATCTGATAAGCAAGACTTCTATGCACAAGCGAAGCGTGAAGACGGCGGTATCGTCTTCTACACGGGTCTAAACTCCAACGGTGACCTCTATATCGGTAACCGTAAGATCAACGCTATTACAGGCGAAGAGACGTTCCTTGAGCAGGCAGCACTAGAAGACAGTGGAGACGATAGCGATAGCATCGGAGCACTGGTTACTACCTTCGATAACGCAGTTACCTTCAATGATAAGGTAACGATTGAAGGTGAGACCTTCCTGAACAATCCCGTTCAGATCAACGTTGACCCTCTGGATGGTGATTCACTTCGTATCCTGTCTCTAACGCAGTCTGGAGACGATCCTACGCAGGATAGAACAGCTTTCAGAAACAGATTGGATGGTGACATTGTTCTCACCAAGAACAGCATCAACGCTGCGGTCTACAGATTTAACCCACGCGGTACTGTAGAGACTCCTGGTCAATCTTATACTTGGAGAACTCATGTTGCAGGTGGATTCCCCTCCAACATCACTCCAAATAACACAGGATTACTTGCTGCTGGTGGCACTGCATGGTACACAGCACAGAATGTTACCTATGGTTCTTCTATCACACCTACTGCTGGTGATATCCTGTACAAGGGTCTGGAAGTAAACAGAAGTGGTTCTCTGGGTTGGATTTACACCAACTTCTTCACCGAGATTCCTGATGCTTCTATCTTCTCGCTAACTTCTGACAACACAACAACCATTGAAATTCAGTGGGGTGCGGGTGTTAGCAACCAGCAGTTGAATGTCAAAGTAGGAGAAACCCTACGCATCTCTAACTTCTCTAACACATTCTTCAATGGATCTTGGAAGGTTCTAGCTTCTGCATTCGATCCACTTGCATCCACTTGTAAGGTTCAACTGTTCAACCAGATTGCACAGAACGTCTACGATTGGTCGGCAGAAGGTCCTGGTGCGAAGATCGAGATCTCTCTATCCAGATGGAAGGAACTTGGTGTAATCGGTGCTGAAGCATTGAGAACTGACACTGATACATTCGGTGACTTCAGACTTGGCATCAACACGATTGGACGTTCTGCTAAAGAAGCAACCAATGTTGCTAATGTCAGTGTAGACACCGATCCTCGTGCTAACCTAGACGTTGTTGGTACTGCATTCATCAGTGGTAAGACTCTGGTCACATATGACAATACTGGTCTGGTAGATGTAAACAACTACTTTGCTGAAGCATCTAATGCAAAGACCTACTTTACAGTAGACAATGCATTCTTGGTTGGTGGTGAAAGCGACGATCCTGATGCTATTGCAACTGTTCGTATTTCGACTTCTGATCCTGCTTCTGTCACTTCTACTTATCAGACTGGTGGTAGATTTGGTATTAACACTTCCATCGGTGGTCTTGCCGAGAGAGAACTTGATAGAAACTTCGTAGTCTATGGTGATGCTAGAATCACTGGCAATACTCTAATCGAAGATGACTTGAGCATCGACGGTGGAGATCTGAACTCTACTGCAGAAACATTCCAGTTCCTCAATACTAATGTTGACTTCTTCATTGGTCTAGGTGCTGCTGAATCTCTGTCGCTCGGTAACACCACTCAATCTGATCAGTCGATCAGTGTTGGTATGAACGTAGCAGACACTGCTTCTCATACATTGAGAATTGGTGGTAACGCTGGATCTACTACACTAGAGATTCACAAGCGTTCCAAGAGTGCTTTTGTTGACATTGCATCTGTCGAAGACGCAATTACATCTAACTGTTCTATCAACATTGGTGGTGGTGCTCCTAACCTGGCAACATCTACTTACATTGGTACATATCAAACCAAGGTTGCTGGAACACTAGAAATCGCTGCTTTCGCTGGTTCATCTACTGCTCGTATCTTCACTCTAGCAGCAGAAGCTAACCTCTTTGATGGCGCAGCAACAACTTCTGTTAACATTGGTGCTAACGCAGCATCAGTTGATATCGCTGGTCTGGGTGGTTTCACTACTGTTAGAAACTCCCTGAAGGTACAAGGTAGCACCACTTCTGATGGTACTATCACACTTTCTGGTGGTTTGAATGCAGGTATTATTAAGATCAACAGAGCAAGATTCTCTACCTCTACTGGAGATCATCAGGTTGGATCTCTGGAAGATCCTAACATCACCTTCCTCAAGTATTATGAGACTGGTAAGAAGATCGATACTGGTGGTGTTGCACCATGGGGTAGCGATACATTCCTACTAGCAGGTGGTCAGATTGCTGCTGTTGATAGCATCAGTCCAACAAACAGCTCTGACTGGGTTGCAAACGTACTGTATGATAACCTCCAAGCAACCACTACTGGCAACGGTACTGGAGCACTGTTTAACGTTGAGATCGATGGTTCTGGTGATGTAACTATCAGTCTAGTCGCTCCTGGTTCTGGATATTCTGATAACGATCCTCTAACTATCACCTCCGATCAACTTGGTGGTGCTGCTGGTGGTCAGGATCTAACCTTCAGAGTTAACCAAGTCAATGCTTCTGGTGAACTCTACTACTTACCAATCACAGCACCTGCACCTGATGACTTTAAGATCGGTGATCTTCTTCTCATCGATAGAGGACATCCACAAGCAGTTGATTCTGTTGATTCAAATGGTGCTACTGTTGCAGCAGATCAGCAATACTCGGAGATTGTCCAAGTTACTGCTCTGATCAACGTCACCGACCCAACTGATACTCTTGGTTATAGACTAGGTGTTAAGAGAGGTGTTGATGGTACTGCTACTAGAGCAGATCACCCCGATGAGAGCATCATCGCTAAACTTGATAAGTCTGCTAACGCATCTTACATCACTGGATTTGATCTAGACAACAATGGTGAACTAGACACAGGTAACACGAGTGCTGGTGTTTCTACTGCTGACATCAGAATTGGTGTTGCAGAATTCGGTGGAACTCTAACCACCAACGATTATCTGATTCTAGATAACATTGAAATCGTTAAAGTCGCTGAACTTATCTCCACAGATATTCAGTCACTGCGTGTTACTGATGGTGGCACTCCTGCAACCGAGGTATTCAGAGTAGATTCTACTACAGGTAATACCAAACTCAATGGAAGATTGAGTGTCGGACAGGGATTTGATAAGTTTGTTGTTGAGGGTACAAATGGTAATACAACTATTGCTGGCACTCTTACTGTTAACAATACTCTGAAGGTCAGAGGTGCTACTGTCGAGGGCGTTGAGTTCTTCAGACTAACCAACGGCGGTTCTACCAGTATCACAGAAAGAACTACTCTGGAAGTTGATACTGCAACTGGTGATCTAACAATCAACGGTGGTGACATTAAGGTCTTCGGTGAAGATGGAACTACCGAGAAACTGACGTTTGAAAATTCTACTGGTGACCTCACAGTTACTGGTACATTATCTGCAGTTGGCGATGGAACCGCAACATTCGGCGGCGACATTACTGTTACGGGAGACATTACCATCAATGGTGGTGATCTAACGGTCAACTCTAGTGGTGATGAGATCTTCGCAGTTGATGAACGAGGCGGCATGACAATCGCTAGTATTGAGAACTACATCACCAGAACTGGTGGTCGTAAGTGGGAGTATACTGCAGAACAAACTGTTCAAACAGAACCAAATGTTAACTATTTTGTCAACGCAAGTCAAAATACTGTTGTCAAACTACCACCACTAGGTGATTGTCTAATTGGCGATATGATTCGCATTATAGATATAGGTGGACTCCTTACATATAACATGAGTATGATCGTTAGAGCACCTTCTGACGTTAATGTTCAGGGTGGTACTGACAATACTGGAACTGCGCTAATGAGTGGTGTTTCTAATTCTGGAAATTTGGTTGGTGATGGATATGATGGTGGTGAACTGATTGTTCAGACTCCATATGCAGCATTTACGCTGATCTTTGCTGGATCTTCTACACCAACTGGTCAAACAGCAGTTCCTGGTGGTAAGGTCGGTTGGTATATCGCAGAGGTTTGATACATGTTTTATCAGGAAAGACATGAAGCAAAAGGTGCCGTTATCGGCACCATTATGGCGTGGACAGGGGGATTAAGTTCTATCCCCCATGGTTGGGTCATTTGTGATGGGGGAACATTACCTGCGGATGATTTCCCTCTGTTGGCTGCTACTATTGGTGACTCATATAACATGGGAACTAGTAGTAATTTCAACGGAACATTCCCATCATATACTGGACTGATTACTCTACCAGATCTAAATGGTAGAATGCTGATGGATATTGAGAATGACTATTTTCCTCTTACTGGAAGAGCGGCGGATAGTGATACTGACGCTAGATCTATTATGAGCTCTATCGTTGGTAGTAAGAAACAGAATACTCAAGGAATGGCACTTACTGGTAGTTATACTGACATCACGACAGACATTATTTTCCAAATTAGTCCAAGCGACAGAACTGGTTATCAAGGAAAAATTACTGGTAATACTATTCTTGCTGGTGAAGGAACAAAGACAGTATATGTTGCTCCTAGAAAACTAGGTAGAAAGCATATTACTAGACATAATCATCCTGGAAACGTCTCGACTATTAGGAATGACGACCCGAGATATCCTGGTGATGGTGTTGTTCCTTACTTTCCAATATCATATACATTATATGTGTCAGCGGTTGACATCGACAGTGGTGGTGATGTTGGTGATGTTGGTGATGGTGACCTTATATTCTTTGGTTGGACTGATAATAATATCCAAGGCAGACATACTGGTGATCCTACAGAAAGAAGTGAAGTTGGAACTCCTGTAAACATTCGACCAGGTATCATTGGTGGTTTGTTTGGAAATTTCCAATCTGTAAACGATGCACCAAATTATCCTGCACTACTTTCTTACAGATGGCCAGAGCAGGGAAATAATGGTGAGGAGAGTCCTGATGGAAGAAATGATGGTGTTCCTAATAAAGTTTTTGGTTTATCGTATTCAGAATCTCCTCCAATTAACCTTAAACCAAGAGAGTTGAGATATACGCCATTGACGCCAGCTTTCCTTGATACAGATAAACACGAGGATGCATACTTTATTGGCGGACCAAATGAACAAAGTATTCCATATGGTGCTGGTGGAAATGAAGTTAATGTTCCAGTGGGAATCAGGAATTACTTTAATGATACTCAACCAGAAAATGACGTTAGCGGCAGAACTTTGTTGAGTCACCCAGCATATGACTTTCTAGCAGATGCACCTGGTACGGATAAAATTTATCCTCATGATCATGGCACATTTGATATTGATTTTGATTCGACCAGATTAAAACCCCAGTCGAGTATTCTTGCTAATGTTAATTTGCCCCCTAGCACAAATCCAGACAATACGCAGAATGAAGGAGCATTATCAATTGAATTCACTACTGCACAACCCAAACTCACCTGTATATACATCATCAGAGCATACTAATGGTAAGGTCTAAATCTACTAACTATACAAGAAATAAGTCTTTGTTTGGTGGTGTTCCTGGCACTATCCAAATTCATACGACCCCTGGTATCGGTATCAACAATGATCCTAATACGGCAAAATTCAAGGATGATTTGCCTGGTGGATTCTTAAAGTGTGATGGGTCAGTACATAATGCAAAAGATTATTATTTGTTAGCACAGATTCTCGGTGTTGGTGAAGAGTGTAGATTCAAGAAAGAGAAAACTACTTTAAGAGACCCAAATCCAGAGATAGATGATCTTGGTAGTTTTCAGTTGCCCGATCTAGGATCTAAAGTTATTATTCCTAGTGGTGGTAGTGGAGATTATACTAATGTCTTCATGGAAAATAAACCCAGCACAACAAAGGTTGGTGTAGAGTGTCAGGCAGTCCTTGAAGGTCAGGAGAATAGAATCTTTGTCAATTATACTTCTGGTTCTTCTACCAACAATGGTATCGTTAGTTGGAGTGGATACAATGGATCTGTAGGTGGTGGTGGTGCTATTACAGGATTCTTAATGCGTCAAGTAACACAGGTGGATGGTTCTGGATTAACTGTAAATACATGGGCAGGTTCTGAATTTGGTGATTATGGTTATAGAAATGCTCCTGGGAACAATCCCAACTGGTGGAATAATCCCAATGAAAATATCACAGGAGACTTCAGAATCAGGAGAAACAACAGCGGTAATACAGATCGATTAACCGATGGTGTTGGTTGTGTCATGAATGTCACCATCGAACCAAACCAAAAACCAAATGGTGAATTCAATAGGTCGAAAGTTAGACTTAATGCATATGTCAATGGTCAGAGAGGATCTGGATATAAAGTAGATGACGAGTGTTCAGTTGTCGAGTGGGATGAACTGGCAGGAACAGGTAATAGAATTTTTAAAGTTACATCAGTTTCTGCACCTCTTGGAGCTGAAGGATTTCAAACAGGAACTACTGATCAGTGGTTCTATAATAATGCTGGTTCTGACTTTTGGGACGATACTGGAAGTCGGTATGATTATTGGGAAGATGATAATGATTATGTAGAAGAAAATTTCCAGATGCAAGGTGGGTCTGGCGCTGGTGCAGTATTCAAGATTCGTATGCAAGGCGATGACGGTGGTAGAACAAAGTGGAAGATTCTTGCCATCATCAACCCTGGTGAAGGATATGTTACTGGTGATAAACTATCCTGGAACTTCAATACACCATGGCGCATTGAAAATGGACACAATGGAAATATCTCACTCGAAGATGATAATGGTGATGGCGTAGTCAGAGTAGATGGCACTAGTGCCGTTTCATTGCAAGCTGGTATGGAAGTGGAAGGATCATCTTCAGACATTAGCTTCAATGGAAACTTGAGATATAACATGATCAGAGAGACTGAAGGTTACATCTTGACCATTGATGAGTTTCAGGCACACTCTCACCGTGCTGATGTCAGTGTATTGAATTATACTGGAAACTATGACACTGATGGTCAGGGTATGACAGGAAGTCAGCAGAATTCTTTTTCTGCCAACTCTGATGGATTTAATGGCATGGATGAAACAACCCTCAATATTCCTAATGGAGAACCAAACCACTTACATAGACTTCAGAGACCAACGGCGTACAACCAAAACTTTGTTTATAACTATTCCCCATTTAATATTCCTACTGACAACATGCAATCATACATTGACGTTGATATTGAAAGAGTTGATGTATTGAACCAGGTTGTTACTCCATTCATTATGGTTCATTACATCATCAAGTTCTAATCGGGAAGTAGAAAATGGGATGGACGTGCCGACTTTACACATCATCTACCAATCATTATGTCAGCAGTGATGTAAAATATATCTGCTACATGGCAGTTGGTGGGGGCGGTGGTGGCGCTCGCCCTAGTGCAGGTTACGGTAGACCAGCACAAGGTGGTGGATATAGTTGTGCTCCTGGCACGATAGGATATGGTGGAAACCCAGGAAATCTAAATTCTGGTGGATCTGGTGGTTATGGAAATTATTCTTATGGTCAGACTGGTTACGTCAACTATTCTAATGGTGAATATGCTCGTGCTAACTCTGGATATGGACCATATGGATATGGTGGTGCTGGTCAGTGGAGATCACCTAGCTTCACTGGTGGTGGTGGCGGAGGCGGCGCTAGTCGCTGTTGTCGTCCGCGTGGCAACAGTGGCGCTGTACCTGGTAACTCATACTATGTACGTGTTGGCAACGGTGGTCAACAGGGTGGTAATGGTTACAGAAGATTTGGTAGACATGGTGCTGTATATGTTTGGCAGCAGAATTATGAACAACCTTCATTAAGTATATCACTCTCTCCTACTGCTATCATTGAAGGACAAACTGCAACTGTTTCGTGGTCTGCTGGTGGAGATGTAGAAGGGGTTCGTAGTGCTGCACTGGGACAAAACCTTGCCACATCAGGATCTTCAGTGGTGGGTCCTAGCAGTAACACTAGGTACACAATTACTGCATATAATGCTGTGTATACAAGAGAACGTTTTATTGATCTTACTGTATATCGAATACCAACTGCTACATTAACAGCGACACCTTCGACCATTGTTGTGGGTCAATCTGCATCTCTAGATTGGACTTCTTCAGATGCTAGTAATGCTGCTATTAACCAGGGTATTGGTGCTGTAAATTTAACTGGATCAAGAACTGTCTCTCCTACTACAGATATAACATATACAATTTCAGTTACTGGTGCTGGTGGTAGTGGTAGTGACACCGCTACTATCACTGTGTTGACAATACCTACGTTAAACATAGTAGTTCCATCCAGTGTAAATTATGGGGATGATATAACAATCGAGGTTAGTGGTACAAACACAGATCCTTCTGGAACTGGTGTTACTCTCGTGACAGTACAGACTGATGAATATGAGGGACCTGGTTCTACAATGTCTCCCATTGCTATACCAAACACTACAGGAAATTCTTATAGTGCCATGTATACTATTCCTGGAACTAGTCTTCCTTATGATACCGTAGGACCAACAGCGTTGGAACTACAATTTACTGCTGATGGGTATGGATCTCTAATTGTGCAGGAAACCAAGAATGTCGATATTGTTATTGATATGACTCCTGATGCTATTGACATTCCATCATCAGAGGATAAGTTCCTTGGTGAAGAACCTGTTATTACTCCTGATGTACAGGTCACATCTGAAAATATTGTAATCAATGATATAGATATACCAGTGGAAATTAAATCAAACGAACCTATTCAGGTCGAAATTGATAATAGTGATAACTGGATGAACGTAAGACAGATAACGTAATGCCAACATTCTCTAATAATTCCTGGGGTACGTTTAGTTACACAGTCCCTGCAGGAGCAACAAATGTCAATTTTAGTTTCGCAGGCGCAGGTGGTGGCGGATCTAAACCTGTTGGTGGTGAGTGGTACATTGAAAATGGTGCTTCAGGTAGAGCAGGTAACTTTACTATCAACTCAAGATCTTATGCATACACTCTAACTTTTTATCTTGGAAGAAGAGGATTTGACGGATTCAATAACCGAGGTTCTGGATATGGATCAGGTGGTACTGGTGGTACTTCTCCTATAGCACCAGGTGGTGACGGTCACCGTTCTGGTGGAGGTGGTGGCGGTGCCAGTGCTGTTTATGATAGTGGTGTTAATAGATATGTTGCATGGTGTGCTGGCGGTGGTGGTGCTGGTAGATTTCACCCCGATACTGGTTATTCTAGTCAAGGACTTTATTCTGGCGGTGCTGGTATTGGCGGTGGTGCAACTAGTAATCAAGGTGGAGGACCATCCTGGAGAACAGGCGGCAACGCACCGTTTGGTCACCGTGGAGGTGGCGGCGGTGGATCAACACTTGGTGTATTTGGTGGATCTGCTGGTTCTGCTACTTACAGTGGATTTAGTGGTATTGGTGGCAACTCTGGTTGGTGGGATCAGGGAGACATTGGATGGATTGTTAACAGTGGATATGCAAACATAGGTAATGGATGGATGGTATTGTCATATACTCTCCCCCCACCACAAATCACATACTTCCACTTCAAACAAAATGGAGCAAACTCAACTACTGTTAATTTAATTGAGGGTGAGAATGTTGACATCGAGTGGGCAGTCGATGGCAGTAGAAACATGAGTGGTATCACTCTTACTGATTTTGGTTATATTGCTCCGTCTACAACATCTAATTCGTTTACAGTAACTCCTCAATCTGACCAGCAGGGTGGCAACATAGGAACGAAAACATACACTTTAGAAGTTACTGGTAGTGGTGGAGTTGTATCTTCGTCTATTACTGCAACGATATACGAAATACCAAGTGTAAATTTTACTAGTAATGCACCAGCAAATACTATTACTAGAGGTCAGTCTGTACAATTAAGTTGGACAACAGATGGATATGCATCAACAGCACAGTTATCTCCTAACCTTGGAGCACAGAATTTAAGTGGAAATATAACTCTAGTACCTACAGAAACAACATTATATACTTTTTCTGTTGGTGGTCTTGCTGGAACTGCTTCAGCTGAACTACTTATCACTGTTAATCAACCACCCACTGTAGATTTGATTGGACCATTTACTACAGACTATGGTAATGACATTGTTCTGCAGTATGATTACTCGAATGCTGTTAACACATCAACAGAGACAACTAATGTTGATAATTCTGGTCCAAATATAACTACAACACCTTTGAGTAATGTATCTGTCTCTATTACGAGGTACATTCAACCTGGTTTGAGTGGCACGGAGGGTCATCCTCTTGAATCTTTGAAATATATTGTTGACATTAGTGGTGGTAGCAACCCAACTATGACTGTGGGTATTTCAGACACCCAGATGAGAGCAAGTGGACTCATAGATCCTAATGGATCAATTGCATTGACTTCTGGTTATCCGAAGTTAGTATCAGCAAATCAATATGAAGTTGCTTTTGACATGATTAGTAGTGTAAATTCTTCTCAAAGACAAGCGACATTCGTTAGAAGTTTCTTCTTGACTATCACTGCTGACGGCGGATCTCCTGATGGTGGTGCTTTAGAGATGCAGAAGGATGGTAATGGATATGTTCAAATTGCTACGCTTGGTGGGGGAAACGTTGGTGGCACATACACTGTAACTGCTGATCAATTGTATGATGATTTTGGGGCACGTCAGGTAGATTTTAGATTGACTGTTTATGGTATGGGTTCACTACAGGGAACTGACAGTGCTACAACAACAATTAATATCGATGAATTGCCAGATCAATTGTCTATCCCATCATCTGAAGATAAATTCCTTGATGAAGAACCTGTTATTACACCTGATGTAACACTTACTAGTGAACAACTGTACATTGATGACATAGATATACCAGTAGAAATCAAATCTGATACACCCATTCAGGTTGAGATCGATGATGATGGAACATGGAGAAATATTAGGAGTATCTAATGCCAAGCATCAACATTTCCTGGCAAAGAAGTGCTGGAGATTCAAACTATATTTACGGCATGCCAGGGGGAACTATTGGACCCAATAGTGGTAGTAGATCTGTTAATGTTGGGTTCGGTCAGACATATAACTTAAGTAGCAGCGGTAGTGGTCCTGGAAATACAGCCTTGAGAAGATTGAATAGTCAAACTTTGGGTTTAGATGATAGACAAGGTGCTGGTGCTGACAATGACTACAATGACATGATTGTATATGTCAGTGGTGGTGGTACTTTCACTGGCAACAGTACATTTTCTGGACCACCTGCAACTTATGGTTGTATGGATTCCAATGCTGTGAATTATAACAGCAGTGCTAATGTAAACTCTGGGTGCATATATGCTAATCCAAACCCACAGTTAACTGTTAATGGTTCAACTGCTACTCAAACTATTGTTGAAGGTGATGCTATAACTGTTAGTTGGTCTGCTAATGATTCACAGTACATGTATACTGGATCTATTTCTGGTCAAGGCGCACCAGGATCATTATCATCTTCTCAATATGGAGGTGGTTCTTTCGTTGCTAACCCTACATCAAACACAACATATACTTACAGTGTAAGTTATGCACCACCAACAAGAAATGATTCGTTTAGTATACCTGTTAATGTAAAAGAGATACCAGAGATTATCGCATCATTCCCTAATGGTAGTACAATTTTGCGTGGCAATAGTACAAATCTTGTGTGGTCTACTTCTGGTGATGCTACAACCATGTCTATTTCACCAGGTCTTGGATTGCAGAATTTGAGTGGGACACTTTCACTATCACCCACAGAAACAACAACATATACTCTATATGCATCATCACCAGGATATGGTGGTAGATTACAAGATTCTGTGTCACTACTTCTTACTGTTATTCAACCACCATCAGCATCTCTTACTATCCCATCTACGATTGATTGGGGTGACTCTAGTTTTCAAGCAATACTTGAATTTGATGAGGTCACCTCATATGATTTGACAGTTGAATATACAGACCTAGATGGTGTCATGATCACTCATCCTGCATTTACTGGTGCAGATCCATCACAAACTACAGTTAATTTATTGATTGGTGATGAAACATCTGGTACAATACCTAGATGGAACAACAGGGGATATAGTCAGGGTAAGGTAAAAATGAAAGCATATGGTCTTGGTGGTCAATTTGTGGAGAAAGAATCGATATTTAATATCAACATTGACCAAATGCCAGATGCTATTGACATTCCATCATCAGAGGATAAGTTCCTTGGTGAAGAACCTGTTATCACACCTGACGTGACAGTTACTAGTGAACAAATAGTTATTGATGATGTTGATATTCCAGTAGAAGTTAAAGCTTCTTCACCTATTCAGGTTGAGATTGACGACGGTGGTGTATGGTACAACGTTCGACAAACTTGATAAATACTACAGAAATAGTGACGGTCGTAGGCACTAAATGAGCTTTTCATTCGGATCAAACCCAGTATATGTAGATGAAGGACAAACGATCCGATTAAGGTTCAAAGCTCCTTCAGCATGGAATACAACGCAGACGGTTACGGTTCAGATCGGTGATCAAACCACACTCTGGTATATTGTCACGATACCAGAAGATTTTGCGCCAGATCCATTTGCATTTAGTGACCTTGAAGAGGTAGATAAGAATACTTTATTCACCTGGGCAGATGGTACTAGAGCAGGTGAAGCATCGATTGTCATCACTGGTCTAACCACAAATACAGAAGCTTCTGTTAATATCTACTCCAGTTTTTACAGTTCTAGTGTTGATGATTTTGCAGTAAGAGTCCAGCGAGTAAGTCAGGGCGAGACTGTTTATGGTGCTTGGACTATCCCTACACTATCAAATGCGATAGTTGTAAGTAATACTGACAAACTACAAGTTAGATTAAGATCTAGTCAGTCAGAAGGATCGCAAACATATCTGTCTCTTGCTGTTGGTGCGAGAACAGAAAGATGGAATATCACTACGTTTGTTAGACCACCTAACGTACCAGAACCATTCCCTAATTTCACTGATATTATTAATCAACCATTTGATACTAGGGTATACAGTGAGATCTTGAGGGTAACTGGACTGAATGCTCCTGCTCTTGTGGTCACTAGTGGTAATGCTTTAGCTGGTGTTTCTGATAACAATGATTTTATTACGGATGATAATAATTTTGATGTCCTGGCAGAAAATGGATCAGCAGTTACATTCAACAATGCGACTACGACAACTGTAACCATTACTAATGGACAGTATCTACAACTAGCATATAATACTGGTACAAATGCTAACGTCAGTGTTGAAAATCTTCTCTCAATTGGTGAGGGTATTAATCTATCCAGTTGGAATGTCACCACTGGTAACTTCCCATCAACAACACCAGGAGCGTTTAGTTTCCCTGATGTAGCTAATCAACCAGTTGATACACAAATTGAATCTGCGATTGCACCTGTTAATGGTATTACTGGTCTTGGTGCTGGTACAACAGTACAAGCAACACTTGTTTCTACTAATCCTGGTAGCAACTATTTGACATCTCGTGTTAGAGTACATAGAGCAGATGGTAGTGTTACTTCAAAGGCTACCTTCCCTGTTGATGTACAGAATGGTGACAAATTACAGATTTATACCCAATCATCCCCAAATAATAATGCTACTACAGGCATGATTATTAAGGTGGGAACTAGAACTATTTCTAGTTGGGATATCACTACAGAACTGGGTGCAGATACAGATGCAAACTATACAACACCATCGAATCTGACTGGTCAACCTACAGGTAAGTCTGTTGCTAGTGCTACTGTTATTGTCACTGGCATCAACAGACCTATTCAGATTGATGCTTCTGGTTATGGTAAGATCTCTATTGACTTCGCTGCACCAGTCGAGGGACCAGTGACATTTGATCCAGATGTAAATACAGGATTCAGAGTATTTTTAGTCACTGGAACAACTCTCAACAATGTAATAACTACTAATGTTACTGTTGGTACTGGTAGCGGTAACACATTTGCGTGGTCTGCAACCACCTGGGCATCAGAACCAGCAGCACCAGAATTGAGAGGCACCTGGTATGCCAAGAAAAACGCAAAAGTTTATTACGATGCTTCCAATTCTGCCAATGTTGTGGTAGAATCAAAGGACGATGGAATGGCAATCGGAACAGTTCTTACTATTCTGAAACAATCCCTCGGTCCTGGTAGAAATACCTCTCCTGCAGCATGGGTAAGTGATACATATGGTGATCTTTCGGGTGGTCGTGACTCTCGTTATCCTGGGTATTTGGCTTGCGATGGTGAATCATATAACGTCGCAGACTATCTCGATCTCTTTCTCGTAATTGGTAATCAATATGGGGGTACTGGTAATTGGGATGAAACCACAAATACAGCGACTGGTAACTTCAAAGTTCCTGATTATAGGAACAGAAAACTAGCAGGAACTGGTAGAGTTGATGGTAACGCAGGTTCATCTGCGTTCTTGCCATCACCTAGTACATTTGAACCAGGAAATATTGGTGGATGGTGGTACATTGACAATGTTGATGTTACTACTGGAGACCCAACTGGTACTGGTCAACAAAGCACACCATTCCAGCAATGGATTGGTAGTGGTGATACATCTGATGAAAGTATATTCTTTGATATTGGCACTGTTAAAACTGTCTTCAATGAACCAATTCAAGAAGACGTTGACTTCACTGTAACTGGTAACGTTAATGCTATCATCGGTCCTCTATTGGATGCTAGAGTAAATACGCCTGCACACTCACACTTTGTTGTTTCTGCACAAACAGGTCCTTCTCAAGATCCATTAATTCCTTGGAACGCTCGTATCTTGGGATGGCAAATTCGCATCGATGATGATGAGATGTTAGGTCTGGGACAAGGTGCTTGGATTGATGCTGATTTAGGTGACGAATACTGGCAAGATAGAGGTGATCCAGCGGACTTTGCTCAAAGGTGGAAAGGGAAGATTGACGATTATGCTGGTGGTGAATTCTCGGCAACAATGTCAAGATTCTTCCGAGGCAATACTGGGGAAACATTTGAAGAATTCCTAGAAAGAATTGCACCTAGTCTCCCTGATGCTGCCAACAACACTTTTAGTGGATCCGCTGCATGGGCAAAAGACTGGAGTATGTCTGTATGGTGGCCTCACCATGTAGAAAATGGTGTTAGGGATAGATTGCAACTAGTTGGTAGCTCCGAGTGGACGGGTTCTACTTATCCGTTCAATAACTTGGTTAACCAAGCGCCCGCGTCAGCTCCTGCTGCAGCAGTGGGAGCAGGGCCAGGTCAATCAGTTGCTGGTGGTGTTCTCGCTGGTGCTGTTATTGATGTTGATGAATCACAAGCCAGAGTTGAATCTTACACCCCTCAAATTATGTTAGAAGATCTTGATGCTTCTGTAGAGACTCACAGTCACTTCTTGACAACACAAGCTGTTACTGATATCAATACTGATTTCTCTTATGGTAACGTTTCTGGTGTTGGTAGTGCTAGAAGAGGACTGGGCAATGCTGGTACTACTATCAACATTGGATTCACACAATCAGATGTAGATGTAGCACTAAATAGTGGTACGTTCACTTTGAATGAATCGTTTAAGAAACCTATTCCAAACGTCACATTCAAACCGAACAAAAAAGTTCCACTAGTCGAAAACTTCCACAAAGTTAAGTATATTATCAAAGCATATTAATTATGGGATTAGCACCGTATCGTCCTCTTGAGTTGATGAGGAATAAGGCAGCGACGAGATCTGACTTTCAAGATTTCATTGGTGTCTGGGAAGGATTTGTACCCAAACCTTTCTGTGAAGAAATGATTAAGTATGGAAATGATGTTCTGGATGAAAATAGTGCTGCATTAGCAGTAGGTACTCCACAAAGTTTGTATGGCGTTTCCGATGGTGGATCGCAGTACAAAGGCAAGGGCAACAGACATGATGCATCATTTATGGTGAACTATCATGCTTCTGATAGATCAGCACAGATCAATCAATTCCTGAAGTCATGTATGATGCATTACATGGATGAGTTTGACCAGTTGAAAGGAATGACAATGGTATCTACTGATATCAAATTTCAAAGAACACCATCTGGTGGTGGTTATCACCTGTGGCATTATGAAAATGCATCACACGAATACTCTCAACGTGAAGTTACGTGGATGATCTACTTGAATGATATTGAAGAGGGTGGAGAGACCGAGTTCAGATTCCAGAAAAGAAGAATTAGACCAACCCAAGGAACAGTTGTATTATTCCCAGCATGCATGACTCATGTCCATAAGGGCAACATGGTTATGGGCGAAGACAATAAATACATTGTAACTGGATGGTATATTAAAACCCCATCGCCACTCACCCATTAATACCCATGGCAGAAGAAAAATTCGTAAGAAGAGCAATCTACGAAATGGATTTCATCTCCAACTTCGTTGTAGAGACTGGTATTAATGTTACCAACAAACTTACGGGACAAGTGGGTGCTCCCTCTTACAAACTCAAACCAGATCTGGTAGAGAGATTCAAGACGGAAGTTCTTGGTGAGAAGTGGCATACTGAAACTGACACTATCGAGTACGTCGTCCTCTATAATGATGGTACAGCAAATGTACAGAGAAGAAAGCAGAAGTATAACTTCACCACAAAAGAGAGTTACTTCCAATCTTATGTGTTTAAAGCATTCACAGTAGATGATGTTGTCGAGCTAAAGAATAATCTTGAGGCATTCCTAGAGGCACAAAGAATTGTTAATCAATTCCAGATTAATGATAAGATTACTTCCATCTCTCAAGAGCATGCTTTCTGGGATTCTACTCTATCAAAGAGAATCGCTGAAAAGCAAAACATGCTAAATGCAACTGATTGGCGTGTATTGCCTGATGTCACTGACAACTATCCTGGAGAGAAAGACAACTGGATCAAATGGAGAGCAAACGTTAGAAACTCTGGTAAAGAATACTTTTCTTGGGATTCTATTCAAGCAATGGGTATGGAAAACTTTGACATTGAGTGGTTTAAGGGTATTGATGAAATCAAGTGGCCAATGGATCCAAAGATGTTCGCCACGCAGTTTCCAGATAGAGTCAACGATGATAAGAGTTTGACTGGATATCTAGACACAGATGATTGCTTTGTGAAGAGAGACACTGATGCATCAACAGACTTGATCTTGAGTAGAATCACTAACATCAGTGAACTATCTGCTAAATGGAATAAGTCACGACGTGTTGTTGCTGATCTGACCAAAGAAATCATGCAGATGATGAGATGTGAGGAGTTTGTTGAAAACGGTATCGATTACACTACATTATACACACAGGAAGAGATAGATGCTTTGGGAGAAGAGTGACATTATACCTAATGAAATCATTGATTACATTGGTAAAGATTGGAGTGAAGAGTGGTTCCACAGTGGAAACAATACTAACCCAGAAAAGATAAAAAAGAATATGCAGATGGACGAGAACAATATCTGGTTAAACTATTGTTCTGCGGTAAAACCATATATCATGAAAAGTAAAATCCTGAACAATATATTTCTCGCCACTAAACACTCTGTGCCTCTATTCTCTTGGTATAAAGAGGGAGATGAGTATGGATACCACAATGATAACTATCCTATCAGGAAGTTATATCCGAACTTAAACTATACTGTCTATCTTAATGATGACTTTGAAGGTGGTGAGTTGATTATCAAGGTAGGAAATGTTGAGGTGGTTACTAAACCAGAGAAGGGTAAGTTTATTATCTACGACTCCAACTTACAGCATAGAGTTGCACCTGTCACAAAAGGTGAGCGTAAAGTTATGCTAGGGTGGATGGAGACAGAGATCAAAGATAGTTTTCATCGCAATTTTTGTATTGATTATTCTCTGACGTGTAATGATATCTTGAGAGATCTGTGCCCACTTTATGATAATAACGAGGAAGATCTAGAGTTTATCGCAATTGGAAAAAGACTGAATAATTTTAGATATCAAATGTTACGTGAGTATGGACGATCTGATTAAGTATGAAGACTGGTTGACTCCTGAAGAGAATGATATCCTACAACCAAAGATAGTCAACTGGAACTATGGATCTGGGTCACTTAATGATCAGGATCCTCGTAGGATGTACATGACTCCATTTTGGTATATTGACTTCAGCAAGGATCCATTCTTCTACGACTATCTTCTAAATAAGATAAGACAAACTGTAGGAGATGACTCTTTAAAACTAGAACGTGTGTATGCCAATGGTGCCACATATGGTCAACCTGGAACCCTCCATCAAGACTCATATGAGGAGAATGGCAGAACATTTCTATTCTATGCTAACATGAAGTGGAATGAAAACTGGAGTGGTGGTACACAATTCTATGATGGTGATGGGATGCTAACTGTTGTCTTCCCAAGACCTAACAGAGCAGTGTATTTCCCTGGTTCTGTATACCACTCATCAACAGAAGTAAATAGAGCGTACAAAGGTTTGAGAGTCACAATCGCATGGAAATTATCTAAATGATTAACCAGAACTATCAAATTTATGATCTCTCTACCAGTATTGGTAGGCATGTTGCCCTGCGTGGTGTACCTATGATCTACATCAGAGCATATGGTTGGAACAATACTGACGATGTAGCAAAGATCAATGAGTCTAGAGAGATTTACAAAGGCATTCTGCCATTGGATCTGTGGACTCAAATGGATCTGTCTGAATATAATCTAATTGAGTTAGAGTCATTGGATGGTGTTGTAGACTTCTTGGAGGATAGTTTCCCAGAGTCTCAAGCAACGTGTACTGAACCATCACAATATATTTTCTATGCATTATACAATGAGCTAGGACAAATTATCGAATCAAACGAATGATATTTTCTGATCGCTACACTGAAGTAGAGAAGTATAGTATCTTCCGTCAAGAACATATCTGTTCTTCTGCAACCATGCCGTGGTTGTATACTGGTTTGGTGCAAGAGAGATATGAACCAGAATTGTCTAGTCCTGTCAAGGAAAGACTCAATGCTGCTCTGGACTTTACTCCTTTCCTGAAAGAATATCACGAACCTGCTAGAAATGAGTTGAAGAAACTCACTGTTGATTACAATGGTGACACACATCTTGGATACACTAGTAGGTTTATAAGACCTGTAGGAGACTTGGGGTTAAACTATTTCAACAGCAGCATAAAGTATTTCAAAGAGCAAACCAGATCTACTCATCTAATCAAACAATATAATGAGATGTATGAGAGTATTGGTAGTTCTGCCGCTGATTTGCGTCCCACATTTGTAGGATTTAAGCACGATGTTGAGGGTGTACCTACTCATCTTGGTATTCATTGTACTTCATTACTAGATCTATCAGCACATGGAGATGCTGTTAAGATGGAATCATACTTGTTTGGATTGAAGAATTGGTCTAAACCTGATTATTTCTTTGGAGAAGAAAGTCTAAACATTGTGATTGGATGTGCATATACAGAGTGGGTCAGCGAATTTAGAGGTAGATTTAATCCATTCACAATCAAAACTAGAATTGATAAGAAGATCCACGTTGGTTATGATCAGGTCTCGGACAAACATATTGAGGCACTGATCCGCGCAGAGTTATTGACTGTAGATCAAGCAAAGTACGTGTACTCATTGCTGCCAGGAATGGATGATGAGACTACACCACTTGTAAGAGGTGAAGATATATTTGGCAACCAGAGATATCTTCATCCTTGGCAGTATATGTTAGACTTTGAGTATATCTACAAGGATGGTACTCTCGATGACATTATTGTGTACAGATTCAAGTATAAAGAGTTCAAGGAGATCGAGGTTCTGAATCCAGACGTTGCGGCTGCCACATAGGGTTGACAGGACTGGCAGCATGGTGTATGATTAATCAGTTGATCACCACCTACATAATGCAAGGTTCATTGCCCGACCGTTCTGCGCTCAACATCCATGATGCTGCATGCCTCGCTCCTTTCTTTCGTGCTCAAGCACCTCACAGTGCCATTCCAACACGTCAGGAACTACGTGCCCGTGGTTTGCAGTCTAAAAAGCGTGAGGACTCTCTCAAGAACGTCTGTGACACTTATAATGCTGTCTACCCTGGTAGTCTTGACTTCAGTGTAATCGAGCAGTCACGCAAGCGTAAAGCAGAAGAGGCAAAAGCAGAGAAGGAGGCAGCATGTACGAAGAGCTAAACTCATTTGAGGAAGCACTCAAACACTTTGGTACAAGAGTTGAATACACTATTGCCATGGAAATGTCAAGACGTATCACTCCTGAAGATGCTTATCAGATGATTAAAGATGAACTCAAAGAAGTAAAAAAGTGTCGTAAACTATTCAATAAGGAGCAATGCTAATGTCACAACCACGCCAACGCGATCCTAACGATCCACTCTATGATCCTAATGATAAGTGGAATGAATACAAGGTAGATCTACACTGTAACGAGACACATTCTCCCGATGAGTGGGATCCAAAGACAGAAGGTAAGATTGCTGATCCCTCAACACGTCATCAAGACAAAGTATTAGATAAGTTCTGTGATGATCACCCTGGTTCCCCTATGTGTAAGGTATTCGACGAATGAACGACGATAAACAAAGAAAACGTATTGATGCATTTCATCTATTCTATGAGTCTGTATTAAAACCAGACCATGTATTGCGACAGGCAGCACATGAGCAACTATGCTACAATGAGTTGATGGAATGGCGTGGTGATATTATTAGGTATCTCGATGAGCGACGAAACACCGAAATCTGAAATAGAAAATCCTACAGTGCCACTAGTCTTGAGTCTAGTGGCATGTTTTTTGTTTGTGATTAGTATTATTATCGCTGGATATATTCATGGTAACATGCATATTGAAGCAGTATATCAATCTCTCAATAAATGAACTTTGAATCGCTATATACCAAAGTTTAATAGAACTTGCTATGACAAAGCATGACTTGTTAATTGACTCTATCAACATCAAACTGCATGAGGTGTTTAATATGGGTCGTACACTAGATGATAGTGACTGGGATGATGATGCAGCATCACAAATCTCTCAACATATTTTAGATATTGTTGATGAGTATCAACAACAAAGGAGAACAAATAGTTATGGACAATGGCGAGCATCTGACTGAACAACAGAAGAATGATCTGTCTGTATGTAAGGAGAGAGGACTACCTGATCACGCAGAACTGATCGATGATGTATTCTACATCTGGGAGACTAGGTTTGGTTTGTTCTCTACGATGACTAAACAAGGACGTGCAATGCTCACTGGTGCGACTAGAGATGGTGTGATCACGATGACACATTGGCACCTCAAGTGTGAACAAGATGGTACACTAGAGAAATATACAAGAGTAGTTGGTTCCGCTATTGTTGGTGGTAAGTTATGATAAATGAGAAGTTGGTGTATCATGTACCTGTATTCTCAACTCCATTATTATTCAGTAGATTCAAGAAACACGGTACACACGAGTTTCCTGACATTCCTAAAACCGATAGAAAACCAAAAGGATGGATTCTACCAGTCAATACATCATTCCCTGGACAGGTAGAAGAGAATGTCAATGATCCTTACATGTCAATGGAGTTGCTTGCTTCGGTACACAATGACATACTAGCACATTGTAAAGAGATGATGGTTGCAATCGATGCACCACCAGATATATCATTGACACAATTCTGGTATAATGCATACTATGAAGGGCAGGGACAAGAGATACACAATCACCTGTCACCTTACAACATCAATCCATTTTGGTCTGGTATTTACTTCGCAAAGAATTGCTGTCGTGGACAGTTACAGTTCACAAACATGGAACGTGGGATGAGAACACAACCACCATGGCCACATCAGGACTCTAAAATCAAGGGATACTATCAAGATTCATTCATGGTGGGTGCAGAAGATGGAAACATTGTGTTATTCCCACCATTTCTCAATCACCATGTTAAAGTGGGTATTGAAAACAGACACAAGATGAGACTGACATTCAGTTTCAACATCCGTATCAACAGGGAGGCATACCTGGGCGATGAACATCTTCGTAACGAGCAAGTATCCAGCTGAATGTGCTACTTGCCTACCTGACAAACATATTGTCAAGATGCCACTAGAGTGCTGTCAAATGCTCTCTATTGTTGCATCAGATTGGTATCATAGTTATGGTACACTACCAAAGATGGATGGCACACCATATAAAACTGCCAAGGGTGCTTTTCGTAATCATCCATGCACAGTGTGGGCAGCAGAGTCTATTCACAACTCGTGGTGGTTGATACAATGGGGCATTAGTTTGTGTGGTGAGTATACACTACGCTTCAATAAGCAACATTCATGCTATAATACATTGTCTCATGCATATTATATGTTCCCACAGGGCAGTATTGATACTGTCACACCATTTGTGAGAGCAATGCCTGATGTCTACAAGCATAACACTAGCATAGATACATTCACAGCATACAAGTGGTACATAGCATCCAAACCATGGGTGCGTGATAACTACAGACGTATACCAGAACGCAAACCAAATTGGATTTAACAATGGCATTATCAAAATCAGTAGAAGAATCAATTGACGAGGCGAGTGCATCATTGCGTAATGCATTAGCATTCGCTGCGCGACAAGAACGTCCCATGGTCTGTAATGCTATCAGTGAGATTATTGTCAAACTTGAATCACTTAAAGATATTGACAGTCTGATGGATAAACTAGAGAACAGACAACCTGGTGATCGTGGTACATGGGGACCGATGTTTGAATGAACTTCATAGGATTAAGACTCTGTGAGCATGACACTAACATCACATACACAGATGGTGTTAAGGTCAGATATTATAAGTCAGAGCGTGATTTACAATCTAAACACCATGGTCACAACAGTCTTAATCTGTGGACTAGTGTATTAAAGCGATGGGGTGTCACCAAGGTGGACGCTATCGCTATTGTCATGGATACACATAAGCATCCATTCATCAAGACTGATTGTAGCAAACTATTTGAGATTCTTGATGTCCCTATGTTTAAAGACATGGGATTTGATTGTCCTGTGTTTCGTGTAGATCATCACTATGCACACATATTGAGTTACTTCATGCTTGGTGACAAGTATGATTATGGATTTGTATTTGATGGATATGGTGATAATGAGAACTCACATACTATCATGCATGGTGGTGAGAAACTAGTACAATATAATCTAGATGAGATGCCTAGTTTCGGTCAGATCCTAGGAAATCTTGGTGGTAAGATGGGCATGGAGGGTCATGTGCTCGACCGTGCAGGTAAGATCATGGCAAAAAAGGAATATGGATCTACCTCTAATCATTTACTACGCAAAGTGAAACTCAAGCAGAAGAGAATGAGTTTACATTTCCTTGATTATCTGTGGACATTTGATATGGACACTGATGCAGATATCAATCAAGGGATATACTTTGCTCACGAAATCACCGAAGATTTGTATGTGAAACACTTTACAAAGTATTGCGAAAAGAGTGATGTCGTATACTATTCTGGTGGTATTGCACAAAATACTATTATCAACACCAAATTGAGAAATGAATTTCCTAATCTGGTTATCGGACCCCACTGTGCAGACGACGGTTTATCTCTTGGTGCTGTAGAATTCTTGAGACAACACTATGAAGG